GCTAAACTGACGTACTCGTTAGGGTACCGGGGGTTCGAATCCCCCCGCTTCCGCAGAAAAATCAATTGATTATTAAGGCTTTACAGTTAATCTGTAAGGCCTTTTCTGTTTTCATACATCCTTTTAAGCGTTTTTTTATTAAACATTTTCATGGCGAAACCTTGTTATATTTGCATCCAGTATTACAAAATTCTTACAAAAGATATGGCACAGTTCACACCATGTATCAGGAACAAGAGATCGGACGGGTATTATCCGGTCTACATAAGGCTATCCCATAATTACGGGATACAGTATATCAAGACAAATTTCATCGTAAACGATAAAGGATTGAAAAAGGTATACACGAATACCGGAAAAGCCAAGATCGAAATATCTGATAGATTCGTGTTGAAAGAATGCCTCTTCCTTATTGATAAATATGCGGCGAAATGCAATAACATCAACACATCCGGCATGGACTGCAAGAGACTATTGGAAACGCTGACCTCCGAAGAAAAAGATCTATCGTTTTCCGAATTCGCCAATAAATACCTTAGGCAGATGATCAACGACAACAGGGAGAGATCTGCCGACAATTATAAATTAGCGTACAACAACCTAAGAAGTTTCATCGGAAAAGATGATTTGCTTTTTAGGGATATTACATCGAAAAAGCTTCTCGAATGGATCGAATCCATGATGGAATCCCCCCGTAAGAGAAACCTTTACCCGACATGTATCAAGACCATGATAACAGCGGCGATGAACGAGTACAATGACTATGATAACGACATCGTCCCGATCAAGTACAATCCATTCTCCCGAATAAAGATCCCAAAGAACAAGAGAGCAGAAAAGAGAAGCGTACAGATCGACGTGTTAAAGACCTTCTTTTCCTGCAACACTCCTGACACAATAAAGAAACAGCCCTCACGCATGACCATAGCCAAGGACGTGTGCATGTTGATATTTTGTCTCGCAGGTATTAACGCCGCAGACCTATATGACATGGAGAAATCCTGCCTAGATGGATGGACATTGAAATATAAACGAAAAAAGACCCGTGATAAAAGCGACTATGAGGCCTATATGGAGATAAAGGTTCCTGAGATAATCAGACCATTATTTTCTAAATATGAGGGGAACAAGAAACTATTTTCTTTTGCAGACAGATATAATGTCGAGAAGAACTTCATTTATTGCATCGACAAAGGATGTAAAGAGATAATGAAGGCGACAGGCATCAACACTCCATTGTCAACCTATGTTTTCCGCCACTCATGGGCCACAATAGCGCAAAATGATTGCGGAGCAAGCACGGAACTCGTGGCTTTCTCATTAAATCATGCGTCAGCGCATAAGGTCACAGAAGGATATATTAGAAAATCGTACGATCCCATAGACAAACTCAATGAGAAAGTTATAACAAAAGTTTTCTCTTAACGCAAAGAGGAGGTAAGATGTAAAATCCGCCTCCTCTTTAACTTATATATACTTCTTTGAATAAGGAGTCTACCCCCCCCGTTAACTTTATTTAACTCATTGTTAACAAATGAGAGAGATACAATCTTCACATCTTTATTTGTTTTTTCTAAATCATTCAGTCGTTTCTCGTGATTTGACAACTGTTTCTCGCTCCTTTTCTCAAACTCAGAGAACCTAGCCATTATGACAGCCAACTGTCTCTTTAATAAATCCTCATTCATACCTCTATTGACTTTTATTGTCTATTTATAACAAAACAAACAAAGGATATGGATTTCATATTCTACATGTTGTACAACACTATTCAATATATTAAAAGTAATATTTATCGTCATGCACACACTGCGTACTTCTATATTTACAGAAAATAGTACAAAAATGAAGAAATATTGATATGAAAAAAGATTCCGATAAGATATTCATCCCCCATTATGGCGCAGTAGACAAGAGAATCGCCGAGTCGTACATACAAGCGATGATGAAATACACTAAGCTGTATTGCGATATCAAGCAAACGTCATTAGACATATATTCGGCTTTCTGCTGGCCCGACAAGGACAAAAAAATGCTCGAACCTATCTTTGAACGCCTGGACGCATCCGGACAGATCATACAGGATGTCATGGTTCGTCAGACACTGCTGCTGAAAAGAATAGCGGAAGAATCCTGTAATCCAAAGTAGTCTGACAGGAACAACCGTTATGGCCGTAATATTTCCAGTCCTCTTTTCCATCGCATTGGAGCCGACCGGATATCTCCGACCTTTCGACAAGGCTCTTCCGCACTAAGCTCGTCAAGTCAAACCCGGATCCCGTGCAATCATTATTGGCGCAATTCAAGTGTAAGTATAACTTATCGCTTGGCCTTATCTCAATATGCCTCTCCTCTTTCGAATGGGCGACTGCCGAGATGAACTCCATCTCTATGTACACATCCACCTTTATGGCATCCGGGTATCTCTCAGAAAGACAAGGGGAAGCATTGTACATTAACCCCCAATATTGGGAGGCTTGCTCTTTTAGTCTGGTCTCTTTCGATCTATATTTCATAATACACTATATACTATCCAACAAAACCTTTGGATTCATTTGTAGATACAGTCATGCCTTTTTTCAATGCGGCGTTCTCTGCTTTCAACTTCAATATCTCATCTTCCAGCTCAGCTATAGCTATCCTTTGTTTTTCCACAGTGTCTTGACTGAACCTCAAGGATTGCTTGATAAGTTCAATGTCGAAATCTGATACGAGATACGATTCCTGTCCAGATATGCACATATTGCCTTTTCCACGCATAAGCCACTCAGCTGAAATATCAGGAAATGCCTCTAATATTTTTTCCACGAACTCAAATGAGATAGACCTTATACCTAGAATATAATTATTTACCGTCGTTTGGGGCATGCCTATCAACTTAGAAAACGCTGTTCTTGACAACTTTTTGTCATCAAGAATAATAATAACCCTATCAATTACAGTCGTAGAGACATTGCTATCTTCAGACACTAACATTTTAGTAGTATTGATAAGACTCTCATCCCCTGTCATTAAAAAAGCCAAAGTATAACCTGAGTCTGGAAATGCTTCAATTATTTTCTGAGCATAATTCTTTGTTATACTCTTAACAGCCCCATCCCTTATATTATATAAAGGCTGTACACGTGGCAAACCCATCATCTTTGACAACTTATAATAAGTAATCCCTTCCTTTTTAAGTATAAACTCCAAAATTCCTCTTGCATCCATATATATAACAATCTAATATTCAAAAACATACGGCAAACAATACAACAAACATGCTTTTAAACATATATTTATACATTAAAATAGTGTATAAATATTTTGATGACACACTAATCTGGTGTATATTCGCGCTATAATAATTAACCAGTCTTGCATACCGCTCATTTAGGTATCAAGTCGCAAAGATACAAACATTTATGACAATGGAAATACAACAGATTGATTTTAAGATGAAAATAGACTTGCAAGGTAGTCTATTAGCGTTGAAAGAGGGAGAGTCTAGAGCGATCCCGAACAAATATGTCAAGCCATCTGGGGTCAGGTCCTCCATAAAATGGCTTAACCAAAAAGGATATTCTTTCACCTGCACCGAAAATGGATGCTTTGATTACATAATAGTAACCAGATTAAAATAACGCATATGATGGTAGATATATCAGCCTCCCAACTCCATTATCTAAGATTCTTGGAGGCGCACAAGATAAAAGAGGAACCAATGGTCTACATATCTCAGAACAAGGCTTTCCAAAGATTCGGTAGGGCTAATGTAGAAAGATGGAGAGAGCAAGGAAGGGTGAGAGCGTTCCAACGTCCCCAAAGTATAGAGTATCTCATGACAGAGCTTTTAAAAGCCGCAGAAAACCAACAAGATTATATGTAAATACAAAAGCCCCATAGCTCAACGGATAGAGCGCTCCTCCCCTAAAGGAGATATCCGGTTTCGATTACCGGTGGGGCTACTAAAAAAAGAGTTCTTTGACTTAGTGAATAAATCCTTATCCCCATAAGAGGATATACGTAAGAGATATAGGTATGGTGGTAAGGTTATGATAGGCGAAGATACCGGAAGGGATGATGATCCCCCGCTCCCGATGCAGTTCAATCGGTTCCGATGTTGGAGTCTACATATTTATATTAATGTACTATATAGAGGATATTCCTTGGGGTGTTATGATCCAGCATTGGTAAACCCTATCCTCTGAAAATATATCCCGGACTGGAGGCGAGAGCCGCTGATCGAATCGGCTTCCGGGAACGAACTAAAAAAAAGAAAGACATGGAAGATATTAAGATCAAGAGAGACATTCTAGCCCTCATCGGGCAAGAACCGGTAGGGAAAATGGAGGAACTTTTCGATTGGCTAAAGGAGAATCGAAATCATGAGGATTACATGATACGTTGCGATTGCGTAAACCGTTCCTATCCAAATCATAAGGCCGTTTACGATTGGATAATGACAGGTGATAAAGGGAAGACTGGTAACTCCTCCATCCAAAACACCGACCTATGGTATCTAAGGGAAGGAGATTTCCTTCCGGAGCCTGTATCGGGCATTTTCAACAATCGAGGGCCGGGCAAGACAGGTATCAAGCTGCTCAAGGAAGCGGGTAACCTCTTCCCCTCAAAGGTAGAAGCTACCATAGCCTCCGAGAAGATCAGGGAGTTCCTTTGCTCAATAAATAATCCATGGTGTCTCTAATCCATTCAATGGCAATTATATAAAAAATATGGACTACTATCCAAAAACAGATAAGGAGATTCGGATGTACTGTTTAGAATACATCCGAGACCCTTTTAACATGGCAAAATCGGAAGACATTATCAACTCGGCCCAAAGGATTTACGATTTTATCTGCCCGAAGCCGAAGAGCGTGACGGCAAGGCTACGGGAATGGAGAAAGAAATCTCTTGAACGGATTTGTTTGTATCTTCCTTCGATCCTCCGAAAGAAGCGGAAATAACGTTTAATATGCCACCGATCTTCCCTTCTATTTGGGCCTTTTCCTCAATCTGGACATTCAACTTGAATTGAACGGATACGACAGGCTTAGAGATATCATGTTTATCATTTACTCCCGGGCATAGGATGTGTGGAATACCCTCTAAATGAAATTTTCCTTCAGGATTTACTCCACCATTTCCAAGTTTTCGATATTCATCATCCGCAAGTCTTGCGCCACTAGCGATCTGTAGTAACGTTTCCTTAATAAAATCTTTTAATTCCATATAGTTTTTTTTGTTTAACGGCCTAAAGATAGGCAATTTAGCCAAGACCGCAACTATTCCCGCCAAGAGAGCCAAAGACTCGCAGGTTCCGGAGCGAGACCGGAGGCGGGACGAAACCATTAGCACTGTTTGACATGTTTATGTGTAATAAAGCTACCAAGACCTTATACCGCCGTGAGGCAGGCAATTAGGAATATTAGTTTTTACTTAAACTGTGCCGGGGTGGGATTCCCCGGCAAACGCTCCCTTAGCTCAGTTGGTCGAGAGCAACAGATATTTGACATTTTGGAACTAATTAAATAACAAGCAAAAATGAATAGATTAAAAGAAATAGAAGATTACAACAGAGACTATTTTATTTCTTGCGAAGGTGAGGTTATATCTTTTAAAGGAAATAAAAAAACGATATTAAAGAAAAGAATAAACAGAGGTGGATATTATTACGTAAATCTATGTAATAACGGAAAATATAAATCCATACCTATTCATAGATTAGTTGGCATGTATTTTGTTAACAAATACAACGTTAGCTTTAATATATTAAATCATATAGATGGAAATAAATTAAACAACCACTACAGCAATCTTGAATGGTGTACTTTATCACATAACTCGAAAGAAGCATCAAGGCTTGGTCTATTGAGAATTAGAAAAGGAAGCAAATCTAATTTATATACTGGAAAGATAAACAATGAAATTGCTAATAAAATAAGAGATATAAGAAACAATAAAAGATTATCTCATAACAAAATAGCTAAAATGTTCAACGTATCTAAAACCACTATAATAAATATTTGCAAGAACAGAATATACATATAATATGTACCTTGGCGTATCCCCTCAAGCTTATACCTTGTAGAAAGGGTAGTTGGTTGCACGTGGGTTCAAGCCCCTCCGCCAAGACAAAACAAAAGTCAAATATCTGAAGGTCGCCGGTTCAAGCCCGGCAGGGAGCACGTTTCACCCCTAGGGGTGCTTATTCAATCAGAAAATCAAAGTCACAATTTTTGCAACGCAGGTCTCCGTCCGTGAGGATATGAGGCCTTTTTCCCGAATTTTAAAAACAACAATATATATGAAAAAGAGAAACCAAGCATGGTTATGGAAGATATTCCGGGCCATAAAGAGCATTACCATCTTTACTTTTAGGATGATCTCCGCTACCGTACTAGGGCTAATATCAATAGTGTCAATATTTGAGTGGTACGAAAAACCTCTCAATATTCACCTCTTGATCCTAGCGATCATATCAATCTTTATTGTGGTACACCAAATAGTTATAATGACTTATGAGTCTGATAAATGAGAGACATCTACATCAAAGACCCCGACGGAGATTACGAGTACGACGGGGAGGAAGACAACGAGGAATATGAGGAGAGCATGGAGGAACTTAGGTTCCTGTTTGATTCTTATAATTGGTAAACCTGCCCTTACGAGGTGCAACCCCAACCCAGACCGGCAACCGATATCCTAGACGAGTGGTAGGCCATGACGATATCATTGGCCCGGTGGAAAGGGACACGGTAGTGAGGGAAGGGCGGCCGATGGTCTTAGTCCGGGTTCGACTCCCGGAGGCTGACGAATTTAAATACACGATAACATGGACAAATCAGAAGAGATTGACAAATTAGCGATAGCGTTGGCCAAGTTCCAAGGATCGCTAGAGCAACCAAGCCTCAATTCCGAGGTTGAGGTAGAAACTAAAATGGGAGGAAAGTACAAGTTTAAATACGCAGACCTATCCGAATGCAAAAGGGCGGCGAAACAACCATTAGCTGAAAACGAACTTGCTGTATGTCAGCTAATAGAGGATGATTACTCTATCCGTACCATACTGCTTCATTCCTCCGGTCAATGGATATCGTCCAAGGTAAGGATGCCATCTAATACGGCGAACGCTCAATCCATCGGATCGGCCATCACGTACGCCAAGAGATACGCCTTTTGCGCCATCCTAGGCATCGTGGCTGACGATGACGAGGACGCTAACATAGCGAGCGGTAATTCCGCCCAAAAGGAGCAGCCTAAGGAGCAGCCTAAAAAAACGGCAAACTCCAGAGTAAAGAAAGAGCTTACGAGAGATCATCTAAACAATGAGAGCGCAATGAAATCCATATCGGAGTGGCTATACAATAAAGAGAAGATAGCCAAGGAGGCCAACCAGCCATTCTCCGTAGAAAGCGTTATCAGCAATGCTTACATTATAGGAAAGGTAGAGATGGATTCTTTCGTAGAGATATATAACAACTATAAAATAAACAATAACCTGTCATGAGCAAAGAACTAGAGCTAAGCGGCAAGACCCCGCTAACGAAAAGCGATATCGAGGCTTTATCAGTAGACCTTTTGAACCCGGTACTAGAAGGAGAGGTAGATCCCGTATCACACGTCGTCAAGTTAAAGGCGATGCAAGAGACCATCAAGAGGACGCTGGACGATGACCGGATGAAGGACGCCGTCCTTTCCGAGATCGAGAAATACGGGAAGGAGCGCTCTTGGAACGGGGCCACGGTCAAGATAAAGGAGACAGGCGTATCCTACGACCACTCCAATTGCAATGATCCGGTCTACGCTAGGCTGATCGAGGAAAGGATGCTTCTCGATGCCAAGATAAAAGAACGGGAGGCGTTCCTGAAGACGGTGCCGGATAATACCACGGTCGTTGATGACGAGACCGGGGAGATATACACGATCCATCCGGCGATAAGGATGGCTAAGATGTCATACTCTATAACATTCAACAAAAAATAATCCACGCATGCCGTGGCTACGGGACGGTGGTTATCCCCGCCGTAGCGAATAACCGACCGCCCCGCTTATAAATCTAAAATTTAAAATCATAAACATTATGGCGAATTTATACGGCTCAATCTGCTTGAGCGACATACCGAAGGAGTTGATGAAAAAAGTAATGACGGCCAAGGGAGAGAAGATCTTCCTCAATATCTCGATCGGGGAGAAAAAAGAGCCTGTCACGTTCGACAACCGCACCTATACGCATTATGTGTCTTGCGCCCCAAGGAAAGAGGAGCGAAAGGAAGGTGTTTATTACGGCATAGGTGACTTGATGGAATCCACGTTCAAGAACAACATCCCCTCACCGGAGGATATCAACAACGCCCCATCGGTCGATGATTCGGATCTCCCCTTTTAATCATGGAACTATACTTGCTCAACACCGCCAGCGGATTGAGGCCATGCTATGATTCCGACTATGACGAGAAGAAAAAGCTCAAGCTAGGCAAGATCTACAAGGCCAAGATAACGCTGGCACGGAACATAGATTTCCATAGGAAGTATTTCGCCTTGATAAATTGCGCATGGTCTTACCAGAACGAGAAGACCACGGCGCATTTCAAGGAGAGCGTGGAGTGCTTCCGGAAGACTGTAGAGATCGCCGCCGGGCATTGCGATACGGCCTATAGTATATCACGTAAGGAATGGATAGAGATCCCGAAGTCGATAGCCTTCGACAAGATGGACGAGGCCGAGTTCATGGATCTCTACGAGCGTGTGAAGGACGTGCTTTTCTCGGTATTCCTTCGGGGGATATCAGAATACGATTTCATGAGAAACCTATCTAATTTTTAGTCATGAGAAAAAGCGACAGGCCTCCAAATTACCTTATCAATAAGATCGTGAGGCATGCAAACATTATTATTACCGCTCCTTATGGCAGCGTCAAATACATGGATGCGGCCAGACTCCTTAAAAAGGAGGTCAAGAAGCTGGAAACCTATAAAAGAAATGAGAGATCTTAAATACTGCCTCAATGAGGCTTGCTCTAAAAGACATTGCCTTTGCCATCAACGGCAGAGGCATTGGACAGACCCGTCTAAAAAAGATGGGGAAACTGTAAGGCCGGAATCGGCCTTACTTGACGGGAACACCCCTTGTAAGGGGTATGTCCCACAATTTGAAAGGAGAAAATACAACATTAAATATTAAGGATATGAAATTGATAATCAACAAACCAACCCAATTTGAAGCAATATACTTGAAAGTAGATGCAGGTGTACGTTATTGGGAGGACGCAAAAATAAACGGAGTAAGCGATATTGAAAATCCGCCAACTATCCCTTGTGCCGAATTTATAGGTGACAAGAATCATATCTTAATTGGGCAAAATTATCGTTGGCGACCGCTCATTGACATTGAAACAGGGAAGATCATCAATTGGGAGAATGGGTTTAATGCTGACGTTCATTATAAAGTATGCGATGATTTTCAGTGCGATATTCTTGATAAAGACATGGATGTCATTGAATCTTACGATGGGTATGTTCCTAAAGTTATGTGTCCTAAAGATAATGGCTACGGCGATTACATCATCATGGATATTGACGAAAACGGATTTATCCAAGGATGGAATAAAGAATTGGTTAGAAAATTAGCGAAACAAGAGGAGGACTGATTTATGAAAGCACTGTTTAAAATGAATTTTGACTACGGAAGAAGCGGTAGTCTTGAAGGGTTGTTTATTGCCGAAAAAGAGCATATAGATTACCTTGTAGAACATGAACTTGAGGTGTATTTCGGTGAAGTATTGGGTAAACATTCAGAAGTGTGTGGTCCTGTAGCCCCGGAAGAGATTACGATGGTAACAACTGATAAAAATGTGTTGAACGTAATAGAGCAGTTTAAATTAGAGAATGGGTACAATCCTTTGGAATACACCCTATGTCCTTACCCCAAAGATGGAGAAGTGGATATTTGCTTCGACGATTGGACTGCCGAGGATTATATAAAGTGGGAACTTACACAGGTTAAACCAAGCTGGTATAAGAAGGAGGATTGATTATGGCAATGCACAATTGGTTTGAATGTAAGGTCTCTTACGAGAAAATGCTGGAAAATGGCATGCAGAAAAAAGTAACCGAGCCTTACTTGGTAGACGCCCTGTCTTTTACGGAAGCGGAAGCTCGCATCATCGAGGAGATCCGCCCCTTCATCACGGGTGAGTTCACGGTAACAGACATCAAACGAGCTCGTTTATCCGAATTATTCTTCAACGAGAATGGTGACCGGTTCTATAAGATCAAGGTTTATTTTATAACGTTGGACGAGAAGAGCGGAGCGGAAAAGAAAACCGCCGCTACCATGTTAGCCCAAGCCTCTAACCTTAAAGAGGCCATCGCCGTATTGGAAGACGGCATGAAGGGTACATTGGCGGATTATACCATAGCCTCTGTCACGGAGACAATGATCATGGACGTGTTCCCGTTCAACGCGGATGTCAATAAGAGAATTGTTGACATTGATAAAAAAGAGATAGAAAAATCATTATCCGACTCCTCTAAGTCAATCGAGGATAAGATGAGAGAGTGCAAGGATATCATAACCCGTGATCCTAAGGAAGGGGACGGAGATCTCATTACGAGAACGCAATCCTTCATCCGGCAAAAGGCCGGACATGACAAGAGCAAGTTTAAAGAGGCCGCAATAGAGATCGCCTTGCTCCAGAAATCGCCAGCTTCCCAAGTATGGTTCATGGGATGCGGACAACTCTTAATTGAAGAGCTAGAGGTTTGATATTGATATTAGTATGTTTTTCATGGTATTAGATTTAGTTTAGTAATGATTATCCCCGCCGTCCGTGAGGATATGCGGGGATTTCGGGCGGTAAGTATTCCGGGATGAAACGTTACGGAGTGCGCATGACGTAAAGAGGCCGGTTCGATCCCGGCACCGTCCACGAATAACAAACATATAATTATGGAAACAATACAGAATTTAGATCACTTGACAATGGCCATATACCTTATCACCGCAATACTCGGACTTATAGCAGTGATCTTGGCAGGATTCTTATTAATAAACGAAAAAAGAAAACATCCATGGGAAAAGTAAAGAACATAACCTCTTTAAAGAACAGACTAGACCGTATATTCTCCGTATTTATAAGAATAAGGGATGCTGACAACAACGGTTATTGCCGTTGCATAAGCTGTGGGAAGATCGTGCATTGGAAAGAGGCAGATTGCGGACATTTCGTCAACCGGTCACATATGGGTACCAGATACAGCGAGAGAAACTGCAACGCTCAATGCAGGTCTTGCAACCGTTTCGACGAGGGCAACAACATCGGTTATGCCAAGGGCTTGATAAATAAGTATGGCATAAAAGTAATTAACGAGCTTGAGGTGAAAAAGCACTCTATCTCTAAACTCTCGGCATTCGATTACCAATTGATGATCGAAGATTACAAGAAACGAATAAAGGATTTGAGGGATCAGAAAGGCATAAAGGATTGAAATGGCTAAGAAGAAAGACGAGCAAGAAAAGGTGAAATGTGGCGATTGCGCCAACGGACATCCTCACAAGGGGCTATGCGTTTGGTGCATCATACATGATGCTGGACGGGTAGCTAACTCCACGAGATTTTGTAACACTTTTAAAAATAGAAAATAATATGGAACAAGAGAAATTTGATTTATGGTGCGTGGTCGAGTTATTCGGCCATTCAAGGATAGCGGGAAGATGTACGGAACAGAATGTGGCCGGTACCAATATGCTTCGGGTAGACGTTCCGGATACAAGTAACCAACCCGGCTTCACCCGCTTCCTCTCATCGGGGGCCATATACGCTATAAATCCTGTCTCCGAGGAAGTAGCAAGGCAAATGGCGGAGAACCTGCAAATACAACCTGTAAACATATGGGATGTAAACCACCTTGTAGACCAGAAACTAAAGTCCTTGCAGAGCGGAGAGTCTCCGGATTTTGATTTTTAATATATGGATAAGGGTTTCATTATGCTCTCTCGTAAGTTTTTTTCTAATGAAATGTGGGAAGCAGCCCGGACATTCTCGGAGTGCGAAGCGTGGCTTGATCTAATACAATCGGCACGATTTGAGGCAACCGACACGATCGAATGTATCGGAGGTAGAGAAATAACATATGGGAGAGGATAATAAATCCTCTCTATTTTATAATAATCATTTAGATAACTGTATGAAAAGAGGACTAAGCAAGCTTACCCCCAAGGAGCTATCTATGTTAAATAAGACTATTAAAGGGAAACGGATAGTATCCTTTTATTCTGAAGATGGGGATATAATTAATGAAATGATGCCTTCTTGCGATAAACTTCGAAAATTCAAAATTAAGCATGATATCATTTATGCACTTGATGGAACAATAGTAAAGCGCATTCCAATCGGTGGCAGAGCAATATATCTTTTTGCAGAGAATCATGGAATAAGCTCAAGAATGAGAGATGCAATTCGTGAAGAGGCCATGAAACTAAATGACAGTATAAAAAGAAAAGTATTTGAAAGAGACGGTAGATATTGTGCTGTTTGTGGATGTTCTGAAAAACTCTGCATAGATCATATTATTCCTGTATCAAGAGGAGGCTTTACAGTTTTGGACAATCTTCAAGTATTATGTGAGAAATGTAATTTACAGAAAAGCAATATGACAATGGAAGAATTTAAATTATGGAGAAATAAACATGGCACGACCAAATAAAGAAGGGCTAGACTATTTCCCTTTCGATGTTGATTTCTTTTCTGATGAAAAAATAGGCTCAATATCGGGTGAATTTGGCATTAAGGGTGAGATCACCGCTATAAAGCTGCTTTGTGCGATATACCGAAATGGGTATTTCATATTGTGGAATGATGCGTTAAAGATGTCACTGCTTAGAGGTTTACCCGGCATTAGCTTAGAATTACTGGAGCAGATAGTAACACGCTTGGTTAGGTGGGGATTCTTTGAACAGACTCTGTTTAGCACGGTAAGTGTTCTAACTAGCAAAGGTATTCAGGAGCGATATTTCAAGGCTATAAAAAGAAGAAAAGATTCATCTAATTATCCTTACCTACTAGTTAATGTGGACAATAATAAGGTTAATGTAAGCAATAATGACATTAATGTAAGCACAAACCCTATAAAGGAAAGAAAAGGAAATAAAAATAGAGAGAGTCTTAATACGCGTGAGACGCTTTTCGAGAATTTCAAGAATGAGTTATTGGGGGACGAGGAATGGCGCAGATACGCTTGCCAGATATCAGGATTGAGCGTCGCTTTCAATGACCTCATTCCCGGCGAGCTGGATAACTTCCTCGCTTGGATGGTATCCACCGGGGAAGGCGATACGCTAAAAACGATAGATGACGTGAAGAGACGATTCACCTATTGGTGGCAGGGAACAGGACTAAGGGCTTATAATCAAAGAAATGGAGGAACAAGAAAAGAAACTTTCGGAGGCTATACAAGCCATGCGGAGGCCTACGGAAAAAGAGAGGCTCCAGCAAAAACAGGTGTTCAACCTAGTGAAGAAGCACGCAAGGACTATACAGAACGTTTCTAGGTACGATCTCTCGGACGATACGGAGTACATCAGCCACGCCCGGATGATAAAGGCGCTAGGTTGTAATTACCTAGGGATCGAGAGGCGGCAATTCGAGACAGACAGGGGGAATGACAAGGTTTTGAGATTCCTGTTGTATTATTTCAACGATTGCCCGTTGGCCGAATCCGTATTCCCGGAGGAGAACTATAAGCTGCACAAGAACCTCCTTATCGTGGGAGATCCGGGAACGGGCAAAACGCTCATGATGCAGATATTCGCCGATTACCTGAAATTGACGGATAACCCCAAACGCTTCGTAAACCTATCCGTGACCCAGATGATGAACTATTACAAGATCCATGGTCACATAGACAGGTTCACGTACAACGAGGAGGCCGGGAAAGGGAGCATGGAAGGGAACCCGTTCGATATCTGCCTTAACGATATCGGTCTTGAGACGGAGAACCAGAAAAGCTACGGCACCAGCCTTAGCAGCGTAATAGACGAGTTCCTATACGCGAGGTACGAGATATACCAGTCCCATCAGAAGAAGTATCATATCACTTCCAACCTATCCGTCACGGATTTCAAGAATCGGTTCGGAACTAGGCTGGTGGACAGGTTCAAGAGTTTTAACGTGATAATCCTAAACGGAGAAAGCAGGAGAAGATAACATGGAAATAATAGAGAGATTGAGAAACACCCCTATCGGTTTGATCGTGTTGGTAGGAGACATGAAAATTATCGTGGAACAGTACAGCCCGTATTACAACGGGCAGAACAAGATCCCGTGCAGGGGATGCGTCTTCCGGGACGATGGAGCGAGATTCTGCGAGTACAGCAAGGCTTGCATGGCCCATCTGAGGCCGGACCATGAAAGCGTAGTTTTTGCTAAAACGAGAGAGACATGACACATGGATCATTGAATAATAAACATATTTACCAATGGAGATATTAAGGTGTAAGGTATGCGGCAAATCATACAAGGCTTACATTAGCAATTCTAAATATTGCTCAATTGGTTGCAAGGCTAAATCTCAAACTTATCGCATTGATTTTCAAAAGATAGCAGAGATGTATGAAAGAGGAATGACGCAAACAGAAATAGCTAATGAGCTTGGCACTACTCAAAAAGTTATCTACAATTCATTTCGAAGGAATGGATATAAATGTAGAAAAGCTGCGAAAAGGAATCAGTTAGGAAAGAACAATAATTCATGGGTTGGAGATAATGCAACATACGCAACATTCCATAAAAGAGTAGAATCGTTGTATGGCAGGCCAATACATTGCGAGGTGTGTGGAACAGTAGACCCTTCTAAAAGATATGAATGGGCCAATGTTACCGGAGATTACGCTGATGTAGAACATGGATATAGGAGAATGTGCTGTAGCTGCCATAGAAAATTTGACAAATCAAAAGAAGGAGTAAAGAATAATGTTAAACGAAAAAAATAAGAAAGGAATATTTGCCAGAGAAGGAGGCCGGTTAACTCACGGATCTCTGTTCTCTGGCATTTAGGTTGGCGGTTTTGACCTTGCCGCCGAATGGATGGGATGGGAGAACCTGTTCCATTGCGAGATTAACGAGTGGTGCCAAAAGGTACTGAGGTTTCATTTCCCAAAAAGCATTCAATATGACGATATTACAAGAACTGATTTCACTCCGTGGAGAGGGAAGGTTGACGTACTCACAGGAGGGTTCCCTTGTCAGCCATTTTCAACGGCAGGAAAGCGAAGGGGAGCGGAAGATGACCGTTACCTCTGGCCGGAAATGCTTCGGGCAATACGGGAGATACGACCCGCTTGGGTCATTGGTGAGAACGTTGCTGGAATCACCAGCATGGTACAACCCGGCAGTGAGGTTACGGTGGAAAGTCAAGCCTCTTTGTTTGAAAAGGCTGACAAGGAAACGCTACTCGAGCAAGAATACGTTATCGAGACCGTCTGCCGAAATCTTGAGCGTGAGGGATATTCCGTCCAGCCGATTCTTATTCCAGCTTGCGGTGTCGGAGCCCCGCACAGGAGGGACAGGGTATGGTTTATTGCTTCCGACCGTTCAGACGCAAGGATTGAAGGTTTGCGACAAGAACGGGAAAACGAAATTCATGGACGTGAGTCTACTTCCCACTCCAACGGCACAAGATTTCAAGCGAAGGGGTCCGAACAGCAAACAACAGGGATTACCGGAGGCGGCCTACAAAAAGATGCTACCGACACCTACGGCGAGAAGCTACAAACATGGCTCAAAAATAACGGACGGGAGATCGAGGAGGAAAATATCGCAAGGCTGGACAATGGAGTTGAACGATCTTGCTGTATCAGGGCTTTTGCCGAATCCGACAAGAAGAGACGATGCCTTATGCAATATACCAGTAATGATTGGCCAGCATTGTCAGCAAAACGATGGAAAGACTTCCCAACTCAACCCCCTGTTCGTGGAAGAGATGATGGGTTACCCTTTGATGTGGACTACCTTGCCATTCCTTTCACAAAATGGAGACAAGAATCCATAAAAGCCTATGGAAACGCCATCGTCCCACAAGTAGCATTTGAGATATTCAAGGCGATAGAGGCATCAATTCATTCATCATAGTTGAAAACTGCATTCATCTATGATGAGATAAATTAAAAAACAGAGAAAATGACAAATGAGGAATTGAAGAAATATAAACGGCCATTACCAATGGCATTTACGATGCTTCCGATCGATTTCATATATGAACATATCGAGGATGAGCACGGAGTCTACGAGACGGGTATGTTCACCTACAAAGGAAAGGATATTCTCATAAATAAGGAAATGGGTAAATGGCATCTGTCCGTATCCGCCAATCACACGCTCGGATATTACGAACTGAAAGAGATACGATACAAGTTTATGCCGGACAGCATGCAGGTAGCGCAGATATTCCCTCCACGTAAGGAATTTGTTAACCTGCACGAGAATTGTTTCCACCTGTACCAAATCAAATTCGATAAATAAGTCATGAGAAATAAAGAACTAATCGCTCTATTACAAGAGCAAGACCCGGAAGCGGAGGTAATGATACGCACGTCCGATGGAGAGTATGAGTACGATCCGGTGGATGTAACATGGGACGAAGAGATAGAATGCACAATTATTCAGGAGGGGTAAATATGAAAAATGAAACAAAAATCCTCAATTTATTTGTCGGTAACGACAAGTATAGACCAGCATTAAACCAAGCGTTCAAGCAAGGGGACATGGTATGTGCCACTGACGCTATCACGCTTATAACAATACCTATATCCTTGATAGGTCTTAGGTATCCGTATCAAGACAAGCCAGATGTATCATCTGTGTTGAATATAAGGAAAGAATGCCATGAGATCATAGAATTGTCTTGGTTGAAGGAATTGTACGATGACGTTCCGATGATAAATGAAACGTATAAGTGCGAGGCTTGCGCAGGTACCGGGATGGTTGATTATGAGTTTTGTTTTGATGATATAATCTATACGGAAGAGGAGGAATGCCCCGTATGTCGTGGAAAGGGTCATTTAGGCGAGACCGGGGAAATGATAAAAGATCCCCAATATGACATCAACATACACGGGAATCCTTTTAAATCCGGGCGTGTGCTTAAAATGATAAATCTCATGAAGCTTCTTGATATCACCTCTTGTGTTCTTGTTTCGAACCCTTCATCTGGACCTAACCTGTTTAGATTCGAGAATGGGATAAATGTAATATTAATACCTAGTTTTAGATGATATGAATCAAATTTGCACGAATAAAGAACAATCATCCCGGCTATTAGAGGCCGGGGTGAGACCGGGGACGGCAGACTTCTATCTGCAACGCATAACGGAAACCGAAGATTGGTCAAGCGATAATGTCCAAGATCAGATAATTGAACCTTGGATGAATAAGCCGGGGCTATTAGATATGGTTGGTCGTTATCCGGCGTGGTCCTTGTCCCGGTTGATTTGGATGATGCCTAAATCGTACCAAGACGATATAGACGGAATGATTTATTACCTATCCGGAAATTTCGTTGAGTTAATGTACGCATCGGACTGGATCGAGGACGGGGAAGGTGACAATACTTACAATTGCGCAAAATCCTTCGACAAAGAGAATCTGATGGACAATGTGGTTGACGCTATAGAATGGCTTATCAGAGAAGGGCACTTGAATAAGAAATTCCTAACAGATAAATAAATATGAGCAAGATTGATATGAGACAGACAGTAGAAGAAGCGGCAAAGGATTACGCCATAAGAAAAACGAGTTTTCGCAAGAATGTTCTCAAAGAAGTGGATGCGGATGACTATGTGCTTCGCAAAGATAATTGTCGTGAGGACTTCAAAGCAGGTGCCGAATGGCAGGCAAAGCAATCACCGTGGGTAAGCGTGAAGGAACGTCTACCGGAAAATCAAGACATAGTCTTGGTTAGAGGTGAATACGGGGGCAAAGCCACCGCTTACCTACATGGCAAGGATAGCGGCTTTATCGTTTACGGGGAGAACGCTTATAAGGTATTCGGGGAGATTACCCATTGGTGCCATATTCCCGATCTTGGGGAATAGTATAAACCGAGCCTTCACGGGAAGGCTCATAATTTAAAAGATATGACTTGGAAAGAATTAAGTGATAAGATCTCCAGTATGACACAGGAAGAGCAACAGCAAGATGTCGCCATTTGGGGAGAGGATTTTTGTTTACGCAAGCAATGCGCATTAGAAAAAAATTCAGAAGATATGTTCTATAACATCTTATGGGATGTGTGTATTCCAAAAAGTGATTTGGAGGATGGCGATCTGGATGATCCTTCTACAAAAATGGTTTATGAGGCCGGAAAATATTACATATTTGGATGACAGTTATGTGCGTACTTATTTACGACGGGGATGTAGAAATACAATCCCCTAAACAACTAGAGGATCATTTCCCGCAAATCACGAAAATGATCCCAGCGGAAGGGTATGACAATATCATACCGGAATCTTGCCTGTGCCAAGTGGACATAGAGAATACTCTTGATAGTGCCGGAATAAAGTATATTGAAGATTGCGGGGACTATATAATCATTAAATAATAAATAAATTGAAATCATGAGATTAAGACAAGCAAAGAAGATAATGAAAAACTTCCAGTTATATCCCGGGATGTTATGGATATATGGAACCGGAAGACTGGATAAAGCCAACAATATAGTGCTACATCATTATTCTAGGGTGAAACCCGGAATAAAAGTATGGAACATTTTAATGGATAAAGATCCGTTATTAGCGACCAAGATACTTAATGGGTTAATCAAATCGAGGAATAAGTAAACTATAATATGTCATGAAGTTAGGCAAGCAAACAATAGTATTCTTGGCCGTAAACAAGAATGGTGACGAGGTTATTCTTGATAACTTCCCAGTGCGGCAAGGAGAGGTATGGACGGACGAGAGATCGGCGCATGACGAGGAATATTTTTCCGTCGAGGATCACAACTCGGCGATCGTACTTCCAAAAGGCAGTATTTATAAATTAACAGGTAAATACTTAACGTGGGAAAACGACCCCATATCTCTTAAATCCGTCATTGAGACAGATTCATTATAACAGGCACATCAAGTGCCAAGCAAGTATAAATGTTAAACGATTAAATATAAAACCATGTATATCGAGATTTACAATAAAAAGAATCAGTTCGCCAAAATAGGCAGAAAATTATTCAAAAAGATGAATTTCAAGAAGGGGCATCCCGCTTTTATCCAAATTGTTAAGCTAAAGGGAAGCGACAAGTTCGCCATAATAAAAAGGACCCCATCTGAGACATTCAAGACACAATGTAACATGGTCGAACGCACAGGGGAAAGAGACACCCCCGGAAAATTTTTTTTCACGGTTCCTTCACTTGAGTACTTCATCGCTATTACCGGTATAAATATTCATGGTTCTAGGATATTAAAAGTAAGAGAGAAAGAAACAAATGGAATTAAATATTTCGAGATATGCGAATAATAACAAGATTGGTAAAGCCTCACATAAGGTTTCATAAGAGCGGGCTAATTGAGATATTAAGCCCTGCCGCAAAAATAATAGGTTTGCGCAACTACGATTCCATATCATTCGTCATAGATGATAACGGGAACCTCTATATCCAAAAAGATCCTGATGGTATACGTCCATTCTCTGTCAAAGGGAACCACTATCGTTTCCATTGCTCAAACGTGACCAATAATGTCTATAGGCTTCCCGATATAAAAGGGAAAGACTTGTTCAAGCCTTCTTTGTCTTTCAGGCTTGGAGCAACGGAGAATGAGAGGACTCCAATTATAACAAGACGGATCATCGAGCCAGATCAATAACCTTGTTATCAAACAAGTTTTATCGCTGGATTTATGATATCCGGCGATAATTTTACCTCAAAAAACATGGAAGAGAGCAATATCAGATTAACAGGCTTATCCGCCAATACATCGAACCTTGATTGTAACGATGGAGACTTGGATATATCCTTAAACTTGATATCCGAGAACGGAAGCATGAGAGCGGTGACATTCCCAGAACCATTCCTAACTCTAAATACAGATGAGAACTTGCTATTTGTCCATAATACATCTTCCAGAAAAATATTTATCTGCTCAAAAAGCGATCATCTGATAGGGTTTGAGCTGTCTGACGCCTCTGAAAGGGAAGAAGTCCCCATTGATTACACGCTTCAAGGCGAAGAAAGATGGGAAAAGATCACCAGCATAGGGAATACATTGATCATCCTTACGGACAAGAGAATGTCATATATCTTGTTAAAAGACGATGGATATCAATACCTTGGCGAGAAGCCTCCCTTCCTGTCAATATCATTTGGATTAAGAGGGAATGTCGCTAGATCTGATTTATTCTCTATTGAGTTACCGGATAAAATAGCTGTCATCGATGTCTTAAACAATTTAACCGATAACAATAAAAGAGCTATAACTGATACGGTAATGGCTAGAGCCATAGAATTTATCAACAACAAATCAAGGAGCAATAGCTCGTTTATATTCCCCTTCTTTGTACGATACGCATATAGGTTGTATGATGGGAATTATACCATGCATTCAGCTCCTATTTTAATGATACCATCATCGGACATGGCTCCAATGGCCGCCATTACATACGAAGCCTCAACAGACACCGTCATCGTACATCCCGGGACAGATAGAGAAGAGGAGATGGAGACGTTAGCGATACACACTATTAAAGGACGTGTATTGTCGATTACCGGAGGATTAGACAGGTTTATATCCGAACCATCCTCTAGTCTAGCGTCATGGAACGATATCATCAAGTCTATTGATATATTTATATCTGCGCCGATATACACATTCGACCAATCTGGTAGTATCGACAACATAAAATCATTAAATAACACACAGCTTCCTTATTCTTTTTGGGGCATAGTAAAAAGACCGACAGACAATAAATACGGGAAACTTAATTTCAAGGAAGCGTATCAAAACGCATATTCAGACACACCGGATATATTTGAGAATGATCTTATATTGGAACTGCCACGCAAGGATAACGCAATAGACGATATTTCCTCTATCTCTCTTTTCTATAAAATAGATTCAATAAATATAGACAATATAACCTATGGGGAGAGAGAGGCTATCATTGTAGGGGATTGGGAGAATCTAGAGACAAGAGAAAGACTGGATGACACTTATATCGGCAACCATTCCTTATTGCCATCTTTTATCTACCCGTACAATTCAAGGCTCAATATAGCCGGAGTAAAAGCGACACTATTTGACGGATATCCTCTAGACAGTATGGTATGCTATTCCAACACGGCGGCCAATTCTTTCTCCGTATATACGCATATCAAGAAAGAGGGGAAAGAAATAGTCGTAAAATCGCAGACCAATATACCATTAGATGGGCATATATATTACCTATATTATCCCGATACTGACGCATATCGTATGGTTATTGAAAGAGGTAGCGCAATCGATACCGAGGAGGTTTTCTTATCTCCGCATTCCTTGCTCAATGGCGCATATTACGCAAGGCCGTTTAACGACCTTTCTTTTGGATTTTATAATAATTCAATCGAGACCGAGGACAAGTCAATCATCCAACCCAACAAACTATATACCTCCGAGGTCAATAATCCCTTTTATTTTCCATTGAAAGGGATAAATACCGTTGGGGTAGGTAAAATCCTTGGGATAACTTCCACGACAAGACCTATATCCACCGGACAATTCGGACAATTCCCGTTATTGGTATTCTCTACCGATGGTATTTGGGCTATGGAAGTATCCTCCGATGGTACATACTCAACCAAACAACCTATGAGCAGGGACGTATGCTCAAACCCCGGATCTATTACACAGCTTGACGGGGCGGTCGCTTTCACGTCCGAGAAAGGCATTATGATAGTATCAGGAGGAGATACCACGCTTATATCCTCGATCCTCGATGGCCCAAGCCTAGATATCGCTTCTATCAAATCCCTGTCAGAGATAGCTACAAAAGAGCTTCTATCAGGAGAGATAAATCAGATGACACCTTTTAAAGATTACATAAAGGACGCATTTATGGCCTATGATTATCCGAACGGGAGAATAATGGTAATAAATCCTGATAAGGTATACGCATATGTCTATTCCATTAACCAAGGGACATGGGGCACGATATCATCGGCGTATAAATACGCTGTTCCAGATTATCCATCGACCTTTTTACAAGCAACCAATAGCAAAATAATAGATCTATCCTCAAAAGTAGATAACGACAGCAACGACAATAAAAAGGGAATTATCCTTACAAGGCCGATTAAATTGGGGGATGACATGCTAAAGACTGTCAATAATATTGTTTGTAGGGGAGTTTTCAACAAGACCGATATATCATTTGTCTTGTACGCTAGTACCGACGGGATCTTTTATTTTCCCGTCGGAAGCGTTATTGGCCCGTATCTTTCTAGAATATGCGGAACACCATTCAAATATTTCAGGATTCTGGTCACCGCTAATCTGACAAGGAAAAAGTCGATATCCGTCATATCCGTATATTATACTCCAAAATGGAGAAACAAGCCTAGATAAACGGATTAATCCTCCTCCTTGTCGGACCGGTCCTCAATTCTAGGGCCGGTTTTATCAAAGACAGTTGCACGCTGGCTTTTTCCAAGTAAATAGTAGCGTCCTCAGGATTGGTCTTCTCAAAGATAGAGTACAATCCGTAGCAAACAATATGCTCGTGCATTAAGCTCTTAATGCGGGATGTCGCGGAATAGTTCCAACGTAAAGGCATATTGAGATTTATCATATAGTCTCCTGATATATCCTCTAGGCTGTTAAAATCCTCCAGCCTACCAACATTTAGGTATCTTGAGCATACATGCTTTATGTTATCAAAGGCGGAAGATAATGCCCGGGCAACAATATCTAGGTCCGGGCCTTCCTCCGGTGTTTGTATATCCGAGGCTTTATCCATATTATCCGGGGTCAATAACCTTCTTCCTGTAACATGGGCTATAGCCTTTATATCTGCCATTATCTCATCCTTGTGAAGGACAATCCGTACATTTGCCATAAACTTGATCGAATATATAATTATCTAATCCATAGTCTTTTCTATTCTCTCGCACCGGGGAGACACGATATAATAGTTCTCCTCTTATTTCTGACGATAACGCTATCGCCTTATCATTATAGGTCTTGACTTTTTCCGGTAATTTTAGCTCAAACCATCCAGACAAGACAATTGTAGCCAATAAATCCGAGACCAAGTCGCAAATTCCTCCCTCAAGCCTTCGGTCAAAACGCTCAGGCATCTTTACTTTCAAGGAAAATATCTCTCCTCTGTCAGTCTCAATAATATTATGTTTTACCGTATCCTTGTCCAGATAACGAATGAACAGAGATATGACTGTGTTTACAGCATTCCTCCAGAATGTATCTAAAATATCTTGATCGTATTCATTGGCCCACACCTTATCATACAAGGTCGATCCATCCTCCATGTTTATAGAGGAACCAGTTATAGAGGTAATCTTCTCCACTTCCTTATAAATATCTGCTTTTCGAATAGTTATGTCCATTATTTTTTTTCTCAAAGGAAGTGAAATCCAGAATATACTAACGATATTTCTTATTCATAGAATATTCATGGCACATCAAGTGTCTAATCCGAGCCATCACCTCATAGAAGTTGACAGGCTCGAAATCCAAGGAATCCGTAAGACGGTCTATCTCCCGTCTTACGGATTCCTTTTTCTTTTTATCTTCTTTTTTCTTTCCCATAACTCATCGTTTATATCGTTCCTGTGACGATGGCAATCGCAGATGAACATCCTTATCTCATCGGACATCAAGGCTCCTATATCGCCAGCCAAGTAAGCGATAGGCTCCCCTCCGATCTCCAGATCCAAGGCCAAGGACATATGATCCGTCAAGTGCCGGCACTCGTGGAACAACGAATTAGAGAACTCCCTGTAAGACGAGGTCCGGCCTATCACCATGACGGATTCCCTTCGCCGGTAGTTGGAATAAGTAAGTCCCACGTCCAGATTGCACGACCCCATATTGCCATAAGCCTCCCGTATCTTGCTTTCCGGGCAACCGACCCTCCTCAATAGGGCTATGATATCGGATGTCCTCGAGCAGGTGACGTTATACAGCACGTGGATCACCCAATCGTATCTCTTGATATGGTAATCCCGTCGTATCATCTCCTTACCGTCTTGAACTCCCGCTCTATCCTCCTCCTTTGTTGCCGGGTGAGATTGGTAGCCTTGAGATTGCCAACCACCTCGGATACCTTGTCAAAATCCTTCTCCGGCATACTCGCCAGCACGTCCTTGGGGGACTCTCCCTTCAAGATCCTCAGTATGTAGCCCCAGCCTCCCATCACATCATCTCCTCCCAGATTATAGGCGTGCCAGACCCTATGCAATCAGCGTAATACCTTGTGAACACCATGCCATCATAGCCATCTGGATCATCTATCACGGCCTTGATATACCTAGCTAGCCCTTGCTCATTCAATGGCAATCTCGATTGAAAATCGAACAGGCACATATTAGCGACATAGACATAGTCATATCCTTCTGACTTACTTAACTTAACGCCATATTGCTTCAGTATCTTATCCACGTCCTCCTTGGTATAACTCCTAGTCTCTTTTTTATCTCCGGAATCGTCTACCGTCCACATCCGGGAAACGGCGAAATCGCACATGGCCTTGGAGAAATGCCAGCCATACGCCTTTAAATATTCTCTCATTCCCGTAGGGAACTTATCGTATGCGTCCAATCTCATGATCTGCTGATTTAAGAGAGGGACTTTCGCCCCTCCCATGATTATTATTACCTACGTCCACGTCCGGATCCTCTTACTCCCCGGCGATTGCCATAGCCTCCCCCGAATGATCCACGACCGCCGCCACGGTTGCCGTAGCCGCCACGCTCCCACATCTCACGGAACTCGTCGTCGTCCTCGAACTCATCGTCTTCGTCTTCCTCCATGCGGTTGCCATAGCCTTCCATGGCCTTCCGCTTTCCTTCCTTACAGCCAAGCTTATAGGCCTCCTTAGCCAGTTCCAACATATCCTCGTCTTCCATGGCGTCGAATTCCTCGATCAGCTCCTTCAGTTTTCTGCTATATGTTCCCATATCACTCTGTTTTTTTATTATTGTTATTATTACCGTTCACGGAACCGACAAGTTGCTCCATCATGGCAACCAACCTTGCGTTAGCCTCCTTCAGATCGGACATCTCGTTTCTCATGTTAGCGATCTCACTCTCCCTCTCCTTCTCCCGGGCAAACTCAGGGTTCAGTATTACCAGCATCTTCTCGCACCCCTCAATCACGGATTTATGGTAATCGATGCTGTCAAGTGCCTGTCGGCTTTGCTGCATCATGGCGTTGATCTCCGTATTCAGGGCACCTAGATCGCATGACACAACCAGTTTCTCCCCGTTTGTAGTGGGGTAATCCGTAATGGTGACGTCGGACAAGACGTTGGAGAAGCTGACGTTGTCCTCACCTACCTTGGCCTTTATGTCCACCACGATTTTAGCTTGCGGACCATACATATTGAAATTTGGATTCTCCGGTCTCGGAGGGGACACGCTGACTATGCTTCCAACCTCACAAAACGGCGTATTCCCCTTATGAAGGATATATAAAGGATTTCCTTGTCTCTGATTCTTGAACATATTTCTTGGTTTTTATGAGAGCCGGATCGCTCCGGTCTCTCGTTGATACTCTCTCACACCACTCCCGTCATTATCTGGAGCGTATTATTGCCCGACTCATAGTAACACAAGTAGATTCCGGTACCGGTTATATCGGATGCCGTGACATCTGCGCCGTTAATGGTCGTTAGCGCCTGCGTGGAGCCGTTCGTGTCAAACACTACCGGCAACGTCCCGGTAGTACCAGCCGGGATAGGCTGGGCCAGACGGAACAAGATCAACCCGCTAAACGGGGCTGACAGGAACGGGTGACTGCGGAAGGAGAAACGAACGTTGGTCGTCCCGACCGTAACGCCCGTGCTCTCCAAACGTGGGATACCGTTCTTGTTCGCCATTATGAAAGGACTAATGAATGCCATAACTCTTTATTTTTAGGTTATTAACTCATTATCCCCATCCGTTGCCGAAGTTTCCCCAGCTACCGAGACCTAGGCCTAATCCGTACTGGGCGGCCACGCAAGTGGGTATGCCTACCACGGGGGAGTAAGGAACCTTTGCCACCTCCGGCTGGTTACACTCGATCTTGGCCAATCTTGAGCTCAAATCACCCAAGGCGTTACCTAGAGGGGCGGTCTGCGCCTGTAGAGTAGCGGCGAAATAGGCGTTCTGGTTGCTTTGGGAGATCTGTCCTTTCAAGGCTAGGTTCTCCGCCGTCAAGCGATCCATCTTGTCTTGTTGATACAAGTTCTTGAAATCACGAACCTCGTTGATGATATCACGGGTGTTCTGCAGACCTGAGTCACGGAGAGTCAACGTGTTGTTGTTCATCGTATTCACCAGCGTGTTTGTCTGGTTGCAGCTAGCCAATTGGTTCTCGTAGCCCATCTTAGTGATGTTGTTGTTAACCGTGCAGCAGCACTCGGCGATCTGGCTCAATAATTGATTGTTACCACTTTGGACGGCGTTAATGATTTGTTGGGAACTCATGCCTACTTGGTTACCCACGCTCTGGATCTGTCCTTGGATCTGGCAGATAGCGTTTTGTAATTGCTGGGTAGAGCAATTCAAGGAAGATGACAATTGGCTGATAGCCGTTCCGTTTCCTTGGATAGCGTTCATCAACAATTCACGACCAGCGTCATTGTTCAATTGAGCCGGTAATCCGTTAGCCCCGTTGTTGCCGAAGCCGTTGCCACCCCAGCCTCCCCATACGAAGAACAGGAGGATGATCCAGATCCACCAGCAACCACCACCGCCCCAAGCGTCTTGATTGCCCTTATTGTTCATCAAAGCCGCTACCAAATTGGGGTCCAATGATTTTCCACCGCCACCCATCAAGCTCGGGAGAAAGGCCATGATGTCAAACTTACTTCCACCGGAATTACCTCCTTCGGGAGTACCGATAAAATAATTTCTATCCATTATCTTTAATTTTTGTCGTTAATCCGGCACCATTACCGGACACGACAAAAATCATGAGAAGGGCTTTGCTCCTAAAATAATGATTTGCTAGTCCTTTGCTAATTCATTGCTAATTTGTTGCTGATAAGTTATGAGCATCCAGCTACGATTGTATTTGCTAGGGAAAGTATTCCTTACGTAATTGACAGCCTGTCTCGTCAATCCCGTAAGCTCCGATATCACGGTATCCGTGTAGCCTTTCATCGTTAGATTCATTATGACAAGATTCCGTGCGTCAACGTACTTTTCTCTTTTACATGAGAACATCATTATAGGATCAACCCCACACACCTCACAGGCGATAGAAATAACCCTTCTGTAAAATTCCTCTACCTTACTCATAACTTTTTTATAGATTTTGTTAAACAAAATAACTCCACGTATGTTTTATAGGTACAAGCCCCGAAAAACATACATGGAGTTATGTCTTTCCTCCGGAAGGTAGAAGAGTTGGAGGAATAGGGGCTTTATTCAATACCCGCCCCTATGGGTATTACTCATTACCAGATCCTATAGAATCCTCCTATACCTACATAAGGTGATAGTCCATGCTTTCCGATCCCATAACCGGCTATCGCGCCGATTCCCCATCTACGGGGGGTGATCGTCTTGGTTATATACTCAGTCTTGCGATATACATCGATGTAATCAAGATTAGGCTTGTAACCCGAAATTGAAAGCCGGTAATCATCCGTCTTGTACTCCTTGCTGGTTATCGGCACCGGGACATATACAGGTTCCTTTACCGTGTCGCCGTCCAACGTGATATAAACAGGGAACGGCTCAGGTATTGTTTGTACCAGTGTCTCATAGACCGGGTACGGGATACTGTCATGGATCGTGTCGGTTATTAATACGGTATCGGATTTAGACACGACTTTATCAGTCACATCCCCCCGGATATGGTAGCCAGCCGTGAAACTGGCTACCAAGCACACTAGTATTAATATTGCTTCCCAAGGTTTCATTTTGCGATTCCCTCAATACGGATGCGCTCAATAAGGATTTGCCTATAAGCTTCCATCGCTCCGAATTGTGCACGTAGCAATACTTGCTTTTGCGTTGACAATCCTTTGAACATATCCGTACCAAAAAACTTACCTAACTTTTCTTGTTTATCGGATAATTCGGACAATTCTATTTGGAGACGATCCGTAAACGTCTCACAGACCTTATAAGCCTTCTCGAATGGCCCTGCTGGACTCCATGACTCGTAACCGTCTTGATACTTCACATGATATCCAGCATTTAACTTCTCGCTTTCGTTAGGTACTCTTCCCGCTTTAAGCAATCCTTTCTCAAACGCTTCGCCCATTGTCATAGGTTCTGCTTCAATCTGTTTTGTTCCAATATATTTTTTCATCTTATTTTACGCTTACCTTTACAGCGTTAGGTCTTATATTATTAAAGTAAATTCCATCCAGCTATAACGTCCGACATTTCAGCCTCTCTTCCGTTCTCCACCTTGCTCATCCCGGCCACGATCCGGATCATCTGCTCACGATCGTTGATGTTGATAGGATCATCAGCAGGGATACCGGCGTAATCGGACACGGCCTTAATGTAAGCGTCCGTATCATTCTCGTTTTCCGGCGCCCATCTTCCAATCATCTTGCGGATCGTGTCAAGTTTGTAATTGTTATGATAGTTTCGCAATATCCGGAATATGGCACGGTAGCCATAGGCCATCGTCTCGAACTGCTTAAACGACTTGTCCCTGCTCGGACGTATCTCGCCTTGGAACAAGTCTCCGTTGATCCGGATGTTTCCCGGGTTTGCGTTTCTCAACCCTCTAGGTAATTTTTTCTCTGCCATTGTTATTTCTTTATTACATTTGTGTACTTTATTACTTATCTCCTGCCCTATTGAGAAATATGGTCAGCGATGATTTCACACCAGCTCCCCTATCCTTTTGGATCTGGGGAGCCTTTTTTATTCTTTGTCTTGTTATACTCATCCAAGAAATTGACCTTGCTGATAAATTTCACGGCGGCAACCCAATACAAGAAGGCTATCACCTTGTTATCCGGGAATACCTTGCCTATGTTCTTCAAGACATTGGTCCCGTAAAACCATATCATCGCCCACGTGATCCAAGACACGAAAGCCTTGGCGTTACCCTCCGATATATCCATCATCACGCCTATCCAAAACGAAATGATAATTATCAGGAAATACACAAGCATGTACACCCAGCTACGGATGAACTTGCTCTTCCGGAAATCCCCGTGATCCGCAGCAAGGCCCCAGAACGTATCGACGAAGGCCAGCGACAAAATCACTACCAAGAAGTTCTCGATCGGTGACACGAAGTCCATCGCCGTGACAACGGCGGCTATGGCGATGGACTTGGCCCAGTTAGCGAGGTCGGATATGTAGGAGATATAACGATAATAACACATATTTAATATTTATAATATAGTTTTATGGAATTGAAAAATCTTGAAGCAATAAAATCATGGCCAATATTACCGGGATGTCCATTAAGTACACTTGACATAACATCAGACTTATTCCATTCTGTACCATCCGATTTAGGAGGAATTGGTGATAATATAGCACTATATATATTATTTTGAGTACCAGTATTAACACCTATATAAGAGAATGGAGTATGATAATGATTTGCTATATTCTTCAATACCTCATTTTTTGAACTAATACTGTTAGTAGGAGCTTCAACAGAAAACATAGAGGAAACAAACACAGGTATATTATTTTTACCAGATAATATGTGATTATCAAGCAAATCAATAGCCTGTGTGTCAAAATCATCCCATTCTTTTACATTTTCTCCAACCCTAAATACAACGCAATCAAAATCAATATCTTGTATATAATCTAATTTGCTTTTTTCGAAACCGTGAGTATTACCTTCCCAAGGTACAATGTTGATTATTCCTGCTATTTCCGCATTAGGGATAATAGATTTAATCATGGTATCAATTCTATGCACAAAATCTTTTTCCTTTGTTTCAGCAGCCATACCCCATGCCTCAGTAGGTGTCCAACCTTTTGATTCATCTGGAATATGAGATACAAACGAATTTCCAAGGTATAATATTTTCTTGCAAGATATTTTACTTGCTGATATTTGACCAGAGTCAGATACTGATAGTATAAATCTATCACCATTTGGCGATACAATTAAATTAGGCGAATTGGCGTTACTTAAATAATTTATTTTTTCCTTTATATTGAAATTCTCTAACTCCGTAAGTCTTTTATCCAAATTAGTATCACCTATAAATGAACCCTCTCCGTCTAAGCCCATATACATTCTTCCTATATAGACCGTCACATCACCTGCTTGTAGAGGTGTAAAAATTCCCAAAGCACCTACTTTTGCATTTTTAAGTGATTCAGTAACTTCTATATCCTTAAATTCAAGAACATTATATCCTCTATACATAGTAGTTACACCTTCTACAACTTGATTTGCTACCAATTTTCTAAAATTTGCATAAACACCGTCTATATAAACTTCTGCTAAAATCTTAATCTTTTGTCCAACTTTTACCCAATTTGGAATGTATTGCATAAATATTCGACAATCTTTAATATCTTCTCCACCACTATATTTGAACATATTACCTTCATAGTTGAATATAGTATTTTCAGCAAGTTCCGCATTATATGTTCCAACGGAAACATCACTATTGACATCTGTAGGTGAAGTAAGGAAGTTATGAGAATTATTAACTTTCAATGAGTTCAATTTATTAGTGATATCTTTCGTAGTATCATCTAATGAATTTAATCTTTTGTATATATTGTAATCACCCAGTGAGCTTCCATTAGTATCATATCCAATATAAACTCTTCCTATTGTAATTTTACATGGATAGGCAAATGTTTGAATAGGAAAAAATAATACAACAGAAGAATATATGGCATCTTTCATGGATTGAGTAACTTCTATACTATCAGATTTATATACAGAATACCCATTTACTATTTTTTTTTCATTCAGTCTGCTGGAGCTTCCTGCTTTTAAAACACTAAAATTGACGTAATATTTATCTGGGATATCCTCTGCAAAAACTTCAGCAACAACTTTAATCATAGATCCAACTCTTACGTCATCAGGAAGTTTTTGTAATATTATACGACAATCTACCACATCGCTATCTGTACCATGAAATTTGCAAACATTGCCATTATAATTAAATACAGCATTCTCTTCAACTACTCCATTTAAAATATTACAGTTGCTATCAACAATATTAAATGTATCTCTAATAAAGTTATATGAACCTAAAATATTAGTTTTATTTTCTATATCTAATGATTGTTCTGTGTTTTTTAAATATATATTTTGTATATTATTGTATATATTATTATCTCCTATGATAGAACCATAATTATCGTACCCAATATATACTCTACCAACCTCTATTGAAGCAGGTTCCACATATCTTATTATAAAAATTCCTATAGATTTAATCTCTTGTGAATATATTATCTCTGCTTGATATTTATATATTCCATCCTTATTATATTCTTTCGAAGTATGATTTATTACATTTTCATTGTTAGTAATAATTCTGATTTGATTATTACCTCCTTTTGGAGTTCCTTTTACACTAATTTCTGCTATAATCTTAATTTTTCTTCCATATTCAACATATTCTGGAATATTACTCAATATATACCTAAAATCAAGTAATCCTGAATCACTATTTTCAAAGTAAACAGATTTACCGACATAATCAAATGTATTATTATCTTTAATTATACCATTAGGCGTTATAGTTATATTCTCATCTTTAGTTATGTCATAACAATCTTTAATGAAATTAGTACTTCCTAAAACGATAAATTTGTCCGTAACATTACTTACCTCCCCCCTCAAGCTCGTCTCCCTTGCGTCCGTGCCAATCCACGCCCCCGCCTCATGATCAGCCGTGAACTCGTACAAGAGACCGCCGTAATTAACGATCTCGCCTTTTACGTAGGGCTTGGTATCGGAGAATACTGGGTACGTGTCTAGGCCGACCAAAGAGGATACGCCTTTCTGGTTAATCACGGCAACCTCGCTATCTCCGATCGTGCCCACAACACTGGTTGGATTAGAGGGGTATTCCAGATCATTCCAATGTGTGACACCGTCACCTATCTTATAACCTTTACCTCCGTCGATGACGATTCCTATCTCCCCTTCCGAAAGAACAGGGTTAAACTTAGCCCAGTTCGATGCCGTATCTCTTCTTTGTAATACTCTGTCCATATTCCTTAAATTATTTTATCATAATGATATTACTGTCCTTATAAGCTAATCCAAATCTTGTTTCATAATAACATCTGACGTAATATCCAGAGGCATAATCCTTCACATCCCTCATGATTACGTTAAAAGTTTTGTCTTTTATGAAATCCTTGCACATCACGGCATTATGCCCCATGTATCCTTCTGGGGCAGGAAAATACGGATACTCTCCTTCCTCCGCTTCTATTAGGTATATTACGTTATACCAGCTAGGTTTTACATTGTCGCTGTATCCTGTCAACCTAACGGTAATATCATCCAAGATAACATCACCCATGTCTATCACAGATAGTTTAGCGTGAAGATCATCATTATCGGTATACAAATCATACTCTGCCGTCCCTGATAGATATGGTCGCACATTATATAGCTCGATCCCGTTCACGATTTTAGAGGACATTCCCGATAAAAGATATCTATTCGTATTGCTTCCATCAGAAATATTAATATGATCCCCGTCTTTGACCGCTATAAAGACATCTTGCCCTTGCTCAAAATAGGTCCTATCCCCATATTCAGAAATGACATTCTCGCTATATTCTATTTTAGGCAAAACCGGTATCCTTTGATTTTGGAAGCGGTATAATTTAAAGACCCTCTTATCATGAGGATCTATCCCTTTAAGGATTTTCTCAAACCCATCTTTATCGTAAACCGTTTCCATCATATTATATCCTCCTTGCTCCGTAACGACGATATTATAGATGCCATCCTCATCCACATTGACAGAGGAAACAACCTTACAATGCCCGGAAGTCCACAAAATATCACCTATGTTTATTTGCTCGATATCAACATAGGTGATCTCCTCGGCAACCTCCGGAATCTCCGTCGTGGTATAATATATCTTTTGACCAGATATATAAGATCCAAAAGTAGAGCAAACGGTACCGTAATAAGAGCCTCTTCTAGTGTCCTGTCCGTAACCTTTACTATATAAAACACTTCCCTTATTCTTTACCGCCGAAAAAAAGGAGGAGAGACCACGGTTATAGTAAATGTCGTTACCAAAATTAAACACGGAGCTATAAGGGAGCCCACTTATAGCCCCACTGTAATATGACAAATCTTGTGAATTACGAGGTATATTACCTTCGGGTTGCCACGTCGTGAAAGTTTTATCTAAAAACGCCCTCATCAATCGATCCTCATAAGTCTCTCCAGATCCTCCCGATCCTCCAGAGACCCAAGAACCCCAACCCGATGTGGTACGATATCGGGAGAACATCTTCCCGCTTGAGGCTATGACTATTTGCACGGTACGGCTTAACTCGGTATACTCCGTCCGGAAATAAGGGAATAATAGAAGTAGGCCTCCGTAACTAGCTGGTGCGTTTTGAGGAACCGAGCTCGATATCCACGAGTATATCCCGATATGAGAGATCTCATCTAAATTGTTATCCGAATTTAAAATTCTTCTGTAAGTGAAAGTATTGTCTACGGTGTTATCCAATATGGATTTTTCAGCAGGCCTGTTCCAATCGCCCCATTCTCCACTACCTTTATACCTGACATACATTCTCCCATAATAATCGAAGACTTGCTGGACAATTCTTTGTTTTAAAATATCTTTATCTGTGAGATAGGGGAATACGTTCATTAAACCTAAGCCTTGTACCGGGGAATTTAGAGGAACCTCATCATTCGTCCATGTATAAATTCCGATTTGCGTACACAAGTCTAAATCATTCGATCTTTTTAGGTCCACACGATTCAAAAATGTTTCATTAGAAAGCGTTTTCTGGCTAATGGATACATCCTCGCTATCCCCAATTTCTTGTACGATACCTTCTGCCTTCAAATATTCAAGGTCATTCCAACGGTTCACGCCATCACCGATCTTTCTCAATCTGGTATCCGTCTCAAATCCGACCTCACCTTCCATGAGAATAGGGTTCACCTCTCTCCATCTTGTCGACGTATCTCTTCTTAACTGAATTCTTTCCATAGGTAAATAATTTATGAGTTACACCAAATAAGCGTCAGCCCCACCGCAATCGATGGTTCTTGTCCCACCATAATTACTATCAGCCCTACCCCCGTCAAAGATAGAGGCCTTTATCTCGTTAAGTGAGCCTATATCAACGAACTTACTAACATTGTCCTTCCATACGTAAAGATGATATGGGGAGGAAGTTCCTACAGCGTAAGCGTCACCGATATTAGCGGTGGAAGGCAAAGCATCCGCCGTATCCCTGAATCCCAACAAATCATACCCATCCCCCTTCTCTCCCTTGGCCCCAGTATTTCCCATAGGGATTCCAAAGTCGAAAATAGCGTCCTTATCCCCGCTAACGTTCGTTACCGAAGCCTTGCTACCTGCGGGTAACGTCTTTACCTCCCCCACCTTTACGCTTGGCGTTATGTCAATGAGCGGGAAAAGATCATACCATACCTCTTCATCGTAGCTATATTTTACGTATCCTCCAGCCAAGCGAAGGTGTGGAACTTGTCCGTTGTCCCCTTTAGGTCCCTGTGCCTTGAAGCCGGTATCAACTCCATCTTGAAACCAATTGCCGTTAGAGCCTATGGTTATGTTACCCCCGATCGGGAGAGCGTCCGTTATCCTAGTCCAAGAGGAGTCAAGACGGAAGAAATCATCGGCGATACAAAGATCATAGGTGAGTTTCTCCGTTATCGTCTCATCGTCAAGGTTCTTGTAAGTGATTATGATACCCTTCCTTCTCATCCAGAAAGGTAACTGTACGCGGGTATCCCCCGCCGATCCCATCCAAGGCAAATACACGTTGTTGCATTTCCACAATATGGAATCAAGCCTCTCTTTCGTCCTAGCGTCATATACGGCCTGAATGTATGTCAACGGATAGATCGGAAAACGCTCGTTCTTATCCTTGGCCAGCTTGTCTAGCTGCTGTACGCTATCCCTCTCGTAACCCTCGCAAATATCTTTTCGCTCTTCCATGATGTATCGTTCTTTAGTTCGTTATACGTAAAATATGTTGTAGCCGGCGTTAAGTCTCAAGATCAAATCAAGGTCGTTAGCCTTTGACCAATCCTCGCTTTCCTTCTTGTAAAGGGCCAACTTGAATACGCTCGTATTATCCAACTGATCCAACTTGTAGATGTTTCCGGCCAGATAGAAAGGCTTACCTACCCTTATGCGCTGATCGCCGTTCTCCGTAAGATCAATGTTCTTACGGCCTTTGTACAATATCCTTACCTTCGGCTTGTAAACAGAGAATACAAGCTTGAATATCTTTCTGATGATCGTGTATATGAATTGTCTCATGATTATGATGTTTTAATGGTTATACGGTAGCTCCGGTAGCGTCGACCCAATTCGTGCCATCCCACCAAATAGGCTTGTTCAACGTGGTATCATAATAAAAGAAACCTGATTTAATGTTTAAAGGTCTTTTTTCCGTGGTTCCCTTATGTAACGAATTTATAGGATTACCTATAGCATCCAAATATCCCTTTCCTTTTTTAGGCCAAATCGGGAATTCCAAATCTGTATCATAATACTCTTGATAATCACTCATACTATGAGGCCTATCATTAGATCCCCCTATACATTTACCGTTTCCTAACAAAAAATTACCACCAAGATCATCCCTGAAGAATATAGGACTTTTATTTCCTATAAATCGTGTATTTGACACAGAACAATATGTAAGACTTAGATCAGATACATTATTATATACAATGTGACCTTCACCATACAGAATAAGAGCCTCTTTTGAATTATAAAAATGATTACCTGTAAATATACAATTATCAGGAAAATAACTAGATCCTGAACTTAATGACAAAAATTTTGCTCCTAATGAGAAAAAAATATTGTCTATTGCTACAATTCCATTTGACGGTTTTGAAGGAGAAGAAACGCTCTGAATAAGCAATGAATCTTTGCTGGATGAACTTTCTATTTTATAGTATATTATATTACCCTTCAATAATCCAATATTGTTTATTACCCAATTTGTTGTTTGGTTTTTTATATAGTTCCCTATCAAGAATGAAGTAAGATATGATACATCTTGTATTTCAATATTTCCAACATGATTATTCTGTATATAAATTTGAATAGAACTTTCAATAATAATATTATCACTAAAATTACCACTTAAAACAGGATATGACGAACTTGATATACGGATTGATTCTGATTTATTATCTTCAATTACAAAGTTATCCGAATTTACTACATTTATACGTTTGGAATTATTATTTTTAGCGACGCCTTTAATTTTTTGATATTTAGAATCCGCATATCCTATAGATAGCACATCCGATATATTATTATTAATCAATACATCATTTTTAGCATATATGTTTATTTCCCCATTCCCGTTATTTCCACATATTAACAAAGCTCCATCATCAGAAACATCTTTATCCGTCCAGCTCCTGATAAAATATCCATATTTATGAATTGATGTATTATTGCTAATTGTCACATTTCTAAATGACTGTTGAACATATATTTGAGACTCATGTATAGATTCTGAAACATTATTGTTTTCCAAAATATTTGAATCTACTATAACATTATTACATCGACCAACTTTAATCCCATTAAAATAATTATTTGATACAAAGTTATTGCTAATGGTTATATTTGAACCATGTATGTACATTCCATGTTCTCCTGAAGATATAACTCTATTGTTTGTTATGACTAACCCTTCACCAGTAGTCAGTATTCCATCGTAAGCTTCAGCATTATTTATATTATTATCTATTATAGAATTTCCATCTATAATAGTATTTATAGCATCTGCGCATAATATTCCAGTACAATTGTCATGTATGTTATTTTCGATAATATCATCATTAACACCATACACATACACGCCTGCTCCTTGAAAATTATAAATATCGCAATGTATAACTTTGCAATTATAACCTCTTACAGCAATACCTCCTTGATTATAAATTATACTTGTTCCTTGCTGAACAGGCATTGTAGATTTAGACTCATTATAAATCTTACAGTTTTCTATTGTAATATTATCACCTATCAGATCAATAAAAAATGTATCCCTATTTTTTTGACAAAATTCACCATTTCTAATTATTGAAGAATCATTTATTTTAAAAGTACCATTCCTCAAACTTCCCCCTTGGAAATCCAGCACGCAATTCTCCGGCACCTCGATCATCTGCCCGGCTAGGCAGTAGTCATACTGTATGATATAAATGGTATTAGGCTTTCTCATCATGTGCTGTGTGAGCGTGTTCACGCCGTTCACGTAATGCTTCCGGAGGTACACACGTCCCATGCCGGAGTAATCCTTCGGGGCGTATTCCTTGTCTTTTAATTTTAAGGTCTGGTTATCCGTAACGGTTATATCCTCCTCGTCCGGAAGGTTGGTTATGCTCTTGTTACCGATCAATTGCTTAGTCGCCTCGGAAAGATCGTCCGGATCGACGGAGCCGGGCTTCAAGTCCGTTACCTGCTGGTTGGTGATGTCGATTATCTCGTTCCGCAATCCCCTCCGGGTGATATACGTATCACGGATAACGTTACCCTCATGGTCTCTCCAAGCACGGTCTACCGTGATCTCCGGGGTAAGGTCGATGTCCGGCTTGAAACTGGCGGGACGAGCTGATAAAAACGACTCCTTAGGTATGTAATCAAGACGCTTCTCCACCTTATCTAAATCAGAGTTTACCTCCTCGAAATTTTCGGAGGTCTCCTTCTTGAAAGCATCTATATCCTTATTTATATCATCGATAGAATCATGTACCCCATCAAGATCATTCTCCATGCCGATAATCGCCGATTTTATTGTCTCTATATCGACATTTATCCGTGATATGGCATCATCTATAACGTCTATCCTCTCCGAGTTCGGGATATCCATTGAATCCTTAATCCATATAGATGATCTTCTGGGTTTACGTAAGATAGCAACCTCATTCAATAATTTCAGATCGCTTCCAAAATGAGTATAAACCCCATTCTTGGCCGCTATATAAAAGATATTGTCAAGCCCAGAAACAGGAGTGGTGTCTGGTAACGCATAACCAGCGAAGACATACCCCCTTCTCTCGAAAAGGCCGATAAAATCCTCTACCATCTGGACTAAATTATCCTCCTTATCCTTTAGTATCCCCCAGCTTTGACGATTCACGTTCCAAAAATGCTGGACACCCAAGATATAAATATAATCCCCGTCCACGCCTCCGTTAGGATACCTACGCATAGCGTCATACACGTTATCGAACTCGCCCAGATTATGAGGATCTGTAGCCAAAGGCATCACGTTGTTATCTTTCTCGCTCATGACTCCACGAATGATTTTCCAATATTAAAAAAAGTCTCGGCCATTTGGGGTTCCCTTCTGGAAACCATAACCAATCCGGCCGTATAATTTATAATGGCCTCCCGAAGGAGGGAATTGAACTCTAGCTCTTCGTTGTTATCCCCCGTATATGAAGGAACGGGAAGATAAAGCGCCCTATCTATCCGGTGATCCCTACGGTTATATTTCCCGTCATTCTCAAACCCCACGGTATAATACCGAAGGATCTTACTACCGGACAAATCCCTTGAGAGCACGCAAACAGGACGAATCGGCGTGCCACGGGTATATACGTTATATTGCATCCTAGCCTCCTCCGTATCATCCCCTATAGCGTCAAATACCGGATTACGCCATGATCGCATCTTAAACAAGGTCAGCCTAAGGAAATCTGGTGGAAGCACCACGTATCCGGAACCATCGGTATCGCAATATTGGGCCGCCTCAGGGATTACCAACGGAACGCTATCTAACATCTGTACCGGAGCTATCCTCTCCACTGATCGTACAGCGTCAAGCAGCTTCTCCCTTATAATCTCATTAAGCTCCATATTGTTATCCTCCGAGACTATATACTCTTGCTCAATCCTGTTCTCATCCAAGGTTATCCGCACGGATGTCACCAAATCCTCGACATTATACCTCATATCATCCCATATTAGGAAATACCACCCCGTTTTTCCGGGCTTCCCCCTGAATGCTTTCCGGGGATATAAGCCCGCTTATATCCGAACCGAAAGTTTTCTCTAAATAATCAATAGCCTCTTGAAAGGACCTTATCTCCTCGACCGGGGTCAAATCCTTTGTCCTAGACTTTTTATCTGGAGCGGGATCGGATTCTATCTTTATAAAACGACTCCCATAACAATCCATTGACTCCAACGCCTTGGCCTCATCCTTATCCCTAGGGATATAATAACTCCCGTTCCTTGTCATAGGGATAAAACGAATCCTTCGATATCTATCACGCACCTTAAGATTAAATGACAAAACACTATCTGAGAAATATTTCATGACACAACGATTTAAAGCGGGGAGGCGAATCCCCCCCCTATTTTATAAAGAACCTAACTTAACACGGATGTGGGCGTTCGGATATACCAGATAACAGCAACTGGCCTCATTCAAGACCACGGCACTAGTCTTACGTTTCGCTAATTTCTCCATGTCATAAGTCTTTCTGCTAAACATCTCGAAAGTCCTTTTACGGAGGTATTCGGGGTCCATAACAAAGGCCTCGTCTGATTTCATGTTCATATCAAGCAACTCATGGTGCATAGCCAGCAACTTACCGAAATTGCTATCGAAAGAGGTAAATTTAAGCCCCCACTTCTCGAACTCCTTAACGACCTTGAAACGCTCACTCTTCATCTTGGCCAAGGCTGCCAAGAAATCAGATCCGCAGAAAGCGATCTTCGTCTTGTTCCCCGCATCATTACCCGTGAAGATCTCCTTCAAGAAATCAACCATCTCATCGTCCTTGATCACAATCTCATTGGTCGAGTCATCAACGGTTCCCAAAGACTTGTCCTGACCTGCCATCCACCAAATACCACCGGTGAAATAAACATCCATACCCGTTTTCTTGGGATCCTTACTCTTTCCCTTGATACCGAACAGGAATGAGTTCTCCATACCCAAACGCATATCATAGATAGCGTCCTCCTCCATATCGTCAAAGTTCCAGTCAACCTCCTTACTCCACATCTTATTATACGTGGACTCCTCTACCTGCATCATGAATCTCTGGCAAAATTGTTCTTGTGGCGTAGGCAATGAATAGAACTGCCCGGTCTCCACGTCCAATTCCCCTGCGGCACGGCCCATACGAATAAGCACGTCATTCTTTTTAAGGGCTGGAACGATAGAATTCTCTCCTGTCGTATTTCGTTTGCCGTTCACGGCAATCACTTGCGGATATCCCTCGTTCTCGCTCTTGCCCACGACATAAAGCATCAAGTCCTTTACCGTATCCTGAGTCGATCCATCCTCTTTATAGCCCTTGATCCCAGATACCCGGATCGTATCAGTCACGCTAAAGAGAGAAGCATCATTCACAGGCAAGGTTACATAAGATGATCCTGATGCCATCTCGGTCGTATTGGTCTTGACGGAATCCTTGATGGGTCTTGTCGATACACTGTAATATTTCACGACCATGCTGTTGACCCTGCTAATACTCTCTGCGCTCCTCGTGATCTGGTCTATAGGAGTACGCATCGGTCTCATTTTCGTGATACGCTTGTCTATAGCCTTCGCATAATACTCTGGATTATCCGTTTCTTTCGAGATTTGAATGCCATCCGTAGCAGTCGCCCCGCCATTGGCATCCGTGACCGCAATCCCCGGGTTAATATCAGTCACCTCTCCCCCTCCATCCGTGGTTGTCGGTACGGCCATACACATCCCGCATCCGGTAGTGGCTCCTAGCATCACGGCCAAAACGGTCAATACCAAGCCGCCCAAATAATTAAAAAAACTCTTTGATCTCATTTTACTAATTGTTTATGGTTATTAATTATGATTATTGCCAAACACTCTTACGTCCCGTGATCTTGTCTAGTCTGTCAATCGTCGGGTTTCTCTCCTTTTTCGTGGGAGATGTCATCCCCCCGCTGGAACCCAGATCGGGCGGCAACCGATCCACCTTGGTACTCTTTCTCTTGTTTATGTCTATATTGGCGTTACGTCCGGCTATCTCCCCCTCATTACGGGCCTCCTCCTCACGTTTGGCCGCATCCATCATGGACTTGTCATAGTTTGCCGCTTTCATCAGCATCATCCAATCATCCTTGGTGACACCGTTCACCACGATCCGATCCAACAATCCTCCATCGGCGTAAAGGAACTCATAAGCCGCCCTAGCGTCCTCGTCACTGAATTTACCTTCCGACTGGGCTTCCTCCAGACCTTGGATCATCAATCTCAGGTTATCCTCCGCCTGCTTTTGCAGTTCCTTGTCTCTCGTCTGCCTCTCCATATACTTGGAAAAAGCCTCTGAGAATTTGTTCTTTCCCTCCTCGCTTTCCAAGGCGGCCTTAAAATCATCCCCGTAATTCTCGATAAGATATTCCACGGGATTACCGCCCTTGCGCATCACCATCAAGAAGCCGGCGCTCCTAGGGTCAGAGGCCAACAAGTCCCCTAGTTCCCTCTGCGCTTTATCACCTCTATCAAACCTATCAAATTCGTCGTTCAATCTTCCATAAAACTCATCCTCGTTCTCCACGTCCAAATCTGGATAACGTCCCCTAATACTCTCCAAGAACATATCTCTTTTAGACGTAACAGGCTTATTGTCAATATCATTTTCTGGCATACATTGTTTTTTTAAATTATTCTATACGCAAATATGATAACGATACAAGCCCCCATAACGATAAATCTTACCCGGCAAAGCAGAAATTCGTAACTTTGGTAAAAACAGGTATGATATGAGGAAGAACGGAAGCGTATTCTCCATGATGCGGGAAAGAAACCTTGACCTCCTTAGGGCGTACAGGGAAGCCTTGAACAGGAACATGAGATCAGACAAGGACCTTGTCTATATGGACCTACTTACCGAGACCGTAGCGTCGCAAGCCTCCAGATACTGGGTATCCGTGGAAAGGGCCTCGTCCGTCATATACCAGATGAACAAGGGGGCCATGCCAAAAGGGATGAAGGACAACGCCAAGGTATTCTACAAGTCCTTATTCGAGAAATTCGTCTCGTACCGATCGGATCACCCCAAAATGCCCATAAAGCATATCGTATCCATCATAATAGAGAGTCCCGCCCCATGTTTCGTACTTACGCCCGAGAGCGCCAAGGCCATCATATCTAAAATGAGAAAGGAATGTTACGAGCAAACCATGCGACGATTGCGGCACTGTTTCTGATATACGTGTTACCGCTAGACCCACTAGGTTTCGCCTCCGGGCCGTCATACCCCTTCTGGACGAGGCTGTCATACATGTTCTTCCACGTGAACATATGGCATCTGATCGGGAACTCATACGCCCTGAAGGTAATGCGAATTGGCAAGAGGGAGATCGCACGGTCCTATATCATGGCCGTCCTCGCCTCGTTCTTCTCCACGTCCCCCGTCATCGGGGCGAGCGCCATGATATTCGCCACGTGGGGCGAGCGACTAGCCTCGGCCAAATGGAAAGACCGGGCGATATGGGCGAGCAGTCTTGTCTTATCATACGTCATTCCCGGCATAAGCTGGGAGATACATCTAGCGTCATCACTGATTGGGTTCTGCTGGATAAAGCTATATAATTTATATCATGACTATAGATTGGTTAGTAGAGGAGAATAACAGGAGGAACGACGATATGCACGCCCATTTCGACCCGATCAAGGGAGAGAACTCACCCGGGACAAGAGAGATGGTCGAGATATCAGACATGTACCCATACAAGATGCTCCTGCCAGTCAGCATGCTACCAAACAAGCTTGTTAAAAGGATAATAAGGTATAAATCCATAAGGGCCTTTTGCAAGGTCACCTTCAAGAGGTATGACGAGGAACTCCATGAGAAGGTCGTACGACAGTTCATAAAAGTAAGGAACAAGCATGACTTCCCTTTCTGGGCTTACTCTTTCTGCGAAATAAAGAACAAGGAGGGAGGCAAGAACATTCATTTCAAGCTCAACTACCCACAACGCCTACTGCTATCCGTGATGGAGGATATGAGATTGGCTGGACTACCCATAAGGATCATCCTGCTAAAGGCCCGGCAATGGGGAGGTTCCACATTGGTACAGCTATATATAGCGTGGATACAACTATGCCATAAAGAGGCGTGGTACTCCACCATCGTAGCGCAAGACGCGTCCACGTCAAGGAAAATCAAGGCCATGTATAGCAAGATGCTGGAGAAATACCCCACATGGCTATTGGACCTGCCGGATAACGTCACGCTGGGATTCACGCCTTACGAGGGATCGCAATTGGATAGTATCATAACGTACGGGAAAGGGAGCAACGTGGAGAAGGCAAGGGACACGGTCATAACCATAGGCACCTATAACAGCCCAAACTCGGGACGGGGCGGTGACATGAGCTGCGTACATTATTCCGAGGTGGGATTATGGGATGACACGGACGGGAAAACCCCGGAAGATATAATAAGGAGCATATCCTCATCCTTGCTATTGGCCCCGCTTACCGTGGAGGTCATAGAATCCACCGCTAACGGTATGGGAAATTTCTTTTACCGGTCATGTGTCGCGGCCAAGAAAGGCAAAAGCAACAGGAGGTTCGTATTCGTCCCATGGTTCAAGATCGAGAGATACGAGCTACCCGTGAAGGACAAGAGGGCATTCGCCAAATGGCTTCTTGACAACAAGGAGAACGACAATCCTCCGGATGGATGCCTAGACCCCGGGAAATATTACTGGAGACTATGGAAGCTGGGGGCTTCCTTTGAGGCTATAAACTGGTATTTAGTCAAGCGGAAGGATTTCATGGAGCACGCGGACATGGCGGCGGAGTTCCCCAGCGATGACGTGGAGGCGTTCAAGAACTCCGGCAACATGGTATTCAGTGTATATCATATAGACAGGCTGAAGGAGGGATGCAAGCCCCCCAAGTATGTCGGGGAAATATCGGGCAAGTCCGTTAAAGGGAAGAGCGCCTTGACAGAGCTGTCATTCAAGGAGGATCATAACGGGTCGCTCAAGGTATGGTCGTTGCCAGACGATCAGGCGAACGTCAAGAATCGTTACCTCGTGACCGTGGATATAGGGGGCCGTGGAAAGAAATCCGATTTCTCGGACATCTTGGTGATAGACCGCTATTGGATGATGTTTGGCGGGAAGCCGGAGGTAGTGGCCGAATGGCACGGACACATAGACCATGACCTGTTAGCATGGAAATCCGCCCAGATCGCCAAGTTTTTCGGGAACGCCCTGTTAGTCATAGAGAGCAATACCATAGAGACCAAGGACAACGATACGGACGGAGACCAGTCCGAGTTGATATTCAACCAGATCGGGGACGCTTACGACAACCTGTACGCACGTAAGGCGAGCGAGGCCAAGATACGGGCCGGAAAACTGACGGAATGGGGATTCCACACGAACCGGAACACCAAGCCAATGATCATATCCTATCTCGTGGCATGCCTCCGAGAACAGTCATATATCGAGCGGGATATAGACACGCTGGATGAGATGTCCACGTACGAGAAGAAAGCCAACGGATCGTTCGGGGCCGTGGAAGGCAAGAAAGACGACAAAGTCATGACTAGGGCTATAGGACTTTATATATGTTATTGCGACATGGATCTGCCGTCCATCCCCAAGGATAAGTCCCCCGGCGTAAGGCCCCATGGTCCTATCAGCGAGGCTACCATATGACAACCGACAAGTTTTATCGTTACGATTGAACGCCAAGTCCCCATATTCGTCAGAAAAAAGAATCCATGACTAGATTGATCCCTAAATCGAGGATATCACCTATAGACACCGTCAAATACGAGAGACGAAACATGACGGACGGGCGGAACATGCCATTGGTATACCAATGCGCTAGGGCATGGGACAAGCTCGACAAGTTCAGGAAAGAGAGGGACAGGAACAAGAGATATATGTACGGCGACCAATGGGGAGACCTGATAGAGTATTGTGGCCGGATGATCCCGGAGGAGGAATATATAAGGATGCAGGGGAATATCCCCATGACCAACAACCTTATCCGAAGATTGGCTAGGACCGTCATCGGCGTTTATCGGAACCAGAACAAGACACCCGTGTGCGTGGCGAGGGATCGTGACGAGCAAACGCTGGGAGAGACCATGAGCACCATGCTCGAGTACAACAACAAGATCAACGACATCAAGGAGCTGAACGCAAGGATGTTCGAGGAGTTCCTCATAAGCGGCCTATCCATACAGAAAGAGACCTACGCCCAAAGGGAGAACCGAAGGGAATGCTGGACTGACAACGTCAACCCGAACCTGTTCTTCGTGGACGGCCCCATGAACGACCCCAGACATACCGACATCGAGATGATCGGAGAGATCCATGACGTGACCTTCGGGCAACTCGCCAGCGTATTCGCCAAGGATGACAGGGATTATGAAAGGCTGCAAGATATATACAAGAACGCCCGTGACAAGGACTATATCGCCAAGTTCAACGACACGTTCAAGGGCAACAATTATGACCTTAACGGGTTTATGGCCCCGCAAGACCCCCGCTTATGCCGTGTGATAGAACTATGGACGCTCGAGAGAAGAAAGGCGTTCTGGTGCCACGACTGGCTGAAGGGCGACGCTTACGTGGACAGTTACTCGAACAAGGGGAACATAGACGCTGAGAACGAGGGCCGGCTGGAGGATAACAGGATCAAGGACGAGCTGGGGAATTACGTGCTGGACGAGCTGGGACAACCCACGCTATACATGCCAGAGAGCGAGGTCCCGCTCATAGAGTACGAGTACATGATACAAAGCTACTGGTACTACCGTTATCTTTCACCGTTCGGGGATATACTTGACGAGGGAGAAAGCCCTTATAGCCACGGGAGCCACCCTTACACGATGAAGGCATATCCTTTCGTTGACGGGGAGATACACTCGTTCGTCAGCGACATCATCGACCAGCAAAGGTATATCAACCATTATATCATCCTGAACGATTTCGTGACGAAAGCGAGCGCCAAGGGAGTGCTGGTGGTAGACGAGGCCTCCGTTCCCGATGACATGAGCATAGAGGATATAGCGGACGAGTGGACGAAGTTCAACGGCGTGATCAAGCTGAAACTCAAATCGGGGGCACAGGTCCCCCAGCAGATGATGAACCGGAGCGTGCCGGCAGGGTTAGGAGACATGATAAAATTACAGATGTCCATGATGGAGGACGTATCCGGGGTACAAGGGGCCATGCAGGGGAAACAGCCCACGAGCGGGACAAGCGGAGCCTTATACCAGCAACAAGCGTCCAACGCCAGCAACAGCATCGTGGACTTGCTGGAATCGTTCGCCAGCTTCATCATATCGGGCATGTACAAGAAGTGCAAGAACATCCAGCAATTCTACGACGATAAAAAAATAATAAGGATCGTTGGAAGGAACGGCTATGTCCAATGGGACCCGGAGACCATGGGAGGCGTGGATTTCGACATATCCATATCAGAGAGCTACGACACTCCGGTATACAGGGCGTTATCCAACGAGTTGCTATTGCAGTTGCTGAACGCCAAGCAGATATCTATCGAGCAAATGCTCGAGGTGGGAAATTTCCCGTTCGCCGATCAGTTATTGCAATTGATCCAGTCGCAGAAGGAACAATTAGCCGCTCAGCAACAACAAATGATAGCCGGCCAAGGCATCGACGCTATCAATCAACAATTATAAATACCAACATTAAAAAAAGGAGGTTAAAATGTCAAAAGTAAGCAAGGTTAGAAGCGAGCTGGAAATCTTCAAGGATTTATTCAAGAACGGCATGCAGCCCAAGATCGATAATCTGGAAAGTTCCGCCGCCTTAACGGACGTGGTAAACAAGGTTAACAGCATCCTAGCAACCTTGAGAGCCGCGGGTATCATAGCTTCCGAGTAAGCCTGATACAAGAAAGGGGTTGGCAAATAAATGTCACCCCCTTTCTATTTTACTTAATCATATAAGACCTTTCGCCTGTAACACGTAATTCAACCATGACCTCCTCTTTAACGCCCTCTCCTTGGCCGATATGGGATTTTTACCGTTGGCGTATGGCGTATAATAAAAACATTCCCGGTTGAAATCGTCGATCCGTACAGAATGGGCGAAGTAACCGTCCGTCCTGTATTTACGTACCTCCGATCGGTTGCAAGTTATCAACCTATGATCGTAATTAGGGATCACGTAATAGCGCACGTTACGTCTCGAGTATTTCTCCTTGGCCTCCTTTATGGCGTATCGGAGTTGGATGTCCGCCCTCAAGAGGACGAACCATATACGGATTTGCTTGAGTATATTTGCCATATTCTATCTATTTTTTCTAAACATCATCAAGCAACCCCTTTCTCTCTGATCATATTGGAGATAATATTGTAGATATACTCAATAAAACGATGCTTCTCCGCTATATCCAAATTAGACTCTCCATTTTTCTTCTTATAGCTACGAATAGATATATGATATAGATAGTACAATTGATCGTATATCTTGCGCCAAACATCTTGTTGTTTCACATTCTGGGCGGAAGAGTATCTATTAACCATCTGTCTGATCTTATCTCTTAAACTCATTTCCGGAATCTTTTCCGTTGAAACAGGAATAGCCAAAAGGAGTTTTCCATTTTCTTCTCGTTCTTGTTCTATCGCTTCTATTCGTTTTTCCACATTGGATATCCTGTTCTCATATTCCAAGTTGATGTTAGCTTGCATGGCAAACATCTGTGCGGATGAAAGAGGTTTGCTTTGCTCTTTCAACGCTTTCTCCATTTCTTCGAAAGCGTCATAAAAATCATTCTTAAACCTTAGAGCCTTAATCCCGTTATATCCCATAACAAGGATAGAGAATCCTTTTCTATTCATAATGTATACAGGATTGCTTTTTCCGGTAGAATCCTCATAAGTGTTTGATACAAAAGCTAAACGCATTTTTGCGTTCAGTTCTTCATCAGAGGATTTTAGTAAATTTTCGATTGAGCGAATTACATCCGCATGTCTTTTCCCAAACTTCTCCGCCACTAGCAAGCTATTAGTAACAACTTGCCCATTATTGCCTTTAAATACTAAACTATCCATATTATTAAGTTTTTAGCTATTAAAAATATTCTATATTGCTTGATTTACGCCCCATGTTTGCGGATGGAAGGGAGAACCTCTCCGCATACCCAGTCTTGGAATTGTTCGGCTTGCGGCTTGTCGGATCGCATGATTACATTGTAGAGGTTCTTTTCGTTAATAAAAACAAGTTGTTGGATAACCTCTGCCCCGTGTTGGTTATATGTTGGGGTATCGGTTAAAACTACACCCCTCTGATCCAATCTTGATTTACAATCACTGACATTTTTTATTTCCAAAACCCGGCAAACATCCGCAAGGCAAAATAAAGGATTCTCACTTGTTCCGGCTACTCTCACTTCACCAAAACGATCGTTCTCAAAAATTTTAATTGCTTCCATATCTTAAAATTTTAATTGTTCGAAATATTTTCTCCCGCAATTTTAGCCATAAGATCAAAACGACTTTGTTATTTTGATTACCTCGTGCGTCCTCCATGAAAAAAGTCGCCCCACACGGCGCAGCGACTCACCATGCAGGGCATTTGACTTCAATATCCTATGTCCGGTCGCTGTCGGACAAGGCAAATATCGGGATACAGGAACGACCGGGAACGATAAATCTTACCCGACGTTAACGACACCGCACGTTATTTACGCTTTAATTCATACTTTAGCGGAAAAGTAACGAGCATGGCGAAGAAGATCATAATACGAAAACCGTTGGACAGGTGGGGCAACCAGATATCATACGTAACCACCTCATCCTCCGTATATGACAAGGAAGGAAACAATCTCGACCAGCTATTGGCAAAGATAGATACGGAATACGTGAGGAAAACATCCATAACCCAAGAGCTGGGGGAATCTGAAGATCTGGTGATGGGGCAAAAAGGGATCACTATGGAGATCAACAGGATAGACCAAAGCGTGGTCGAAATGGGATCGTCTATCTCATCGCTAGGGATCTCCCTGAAAGACTTAGAGGAAAGGGTCTCCACGCTTGAAAATACATCTGCCACATAAACAAAAAATAAGCAATCTCTCGTTTAAATAAACAAAAATCGTATATTCGCGTTGTCACCGATATAGAATATAAGACGTGACACACATTGTGGCGTTAAAGATATCGTCTCCTATAAAGACCTAAATTCCCCAAATTTATAAACATAACAGGGAGCCGATAGCAACAATACGCCCACGTTATTTGTATATATAATCTATATATAAGACGTGGGCCGTTGCTTACTACCTGTTATGTTGGCGTGGGGACGCCGGGTCTTGGTAGTTGTGACGGTGCCACGTTTTTTCATGTGTATATGTTATATATTTATAACCCCTTATGGCTCTCATCCGTGATGGACTGGAGTCATTACTTAAAGATATTACACTAGGTTGTATTCATAAAATAACTTTATCAAAGTCATACCGCTCTTTCGTGAGAACCAGAGGTATATTTATGCCAATTGGCATAAAATATAGTTTGAATAAATATTTCCCGCTTCCCTTGGGTGGTATTGGGAAGCATTTTAATACGGATATACCCACCGTTGCTATTCCGGGAGGATCGGCAATGATGATTAAGTATGTCTTTGTTTTGATATGGATTTAGATATTATAACGTTCCTGTCCGTGAGAATCGGATCGTTTAAGGTTGTCTGAAAACCATTCATATAGATTATGTTAAATAATAAAAACTCCCTTGCCCGTGAGGATTTGGGGAGTTTTTTATTTCAGGTGCCTCAAAACGATCAATAGCCTCATCCCTTAGGAGACAAACAGGTAATGAATAAGGGCCGAAGGCAATCCCCCGACCCTTATTATCCAGAGTCAACCATTAACGGCGTTCCCTCGTGTACATATCCACGATATTACACTTGCCGGTATCATTGGGCCTATTAACGTTTCCTTTCTCCAGCGCAGATATACGCTTGCGAATATCAGACACCTCCTTCATGAGGTCGGATACATCATTCATTATAATAATAAGCTGTCTCTTCGACAAATAATCTATATCTTTCATATTCAATCAATCTTTTAATATTTCACAATTCTTTATTAAGTCACAAAAGGTTAAAGTCTTGGCCGTACGTGCTTACGCCGTACATCTATTTTCAAGTCACAATTTAACACTTGGCATAGTCAAGGAAGGGGATCTGTCAAACAATCCTAGAAATCTTACCATCACCGGGGTCACCGCCCAAAAGATGGTTTATATAAGCCAATCCCTTCTGGGTAACGAGGACCTTCGTCACGACAAATCCCGGATGATTGCTCCTCTCTATAAATTTCTCGGTCATCTCGAAATACCCGGCATCAATAAACCTCTGCTTGGGCTCGTTACGGTTGGAGAAGAAAACACCTAGCTCTTTCAATCTCTTGAAAAGGGTATTCCTTCCGAACCCGAGTTTCAGTATCTTGGCGGCCATGCCTATATCGACCTTGTCAGAGGTATCGAATGCCTTGTCTGCGAAATCGGCCTTGGGCTGGAGCTTGGCTATCTTTGCGTGCTTCCTCTCGTTATCTTCTTGCAAAGCCTTATTCTCCAGAGCGAGTTGTTCTTTCTCTTCCTCCGCTTTCAAGGCGATCATAAGGATCTCCTTTCGAGACAGCTCCTTCCTGCTTTCCTCACAGGCGATAAAATACTTGCGGGCTTGCTTGCCTTTCTCATTCCCTTCAACCATGGACAGTTCCTTGGCCATACCAATGGATAGAGCGTATTCTATTTGAGGTCTACCACCTTTATGGTTTTCACCAAAATTGGGGAAAACTACATAATCCTGATTCTCAACAAAATCATACTTATCAATTCTGTCTTTAATCCATGTCGAAAAATCTCTTTTAGCCTCCAAGAATGAGTGTAAAGCTCTTGCGTTAACCGCCTTTTTGCCATTATTTTCACTTATAGGCAACAAACTATTCAAATTTTCCATAACGTTTGAACACGTTTATATTTGTACAATGTCCCCGTTAGCGGCTCAGTCACTTCCGCTTTCGGGGATTTACTTTGACTGATTCACCGCAAATATATAAGATATATCTTGTTTTCAGTGTTATTAAAACAAGTTATATCTATAAATTAACATTCTTTAAACAAGATATATCTTGCATACATCATATATATAATACCTTTGCGCAAGTAATAACTTAATAACATGAGAATAAGAGAAGCAATAGAAGAACAAGGCATGACTACTAAGCAAGTAGCAGAAAAATTAAATGTAACCTTGAGTGCTTTAAATCAAAGCATATCGGGCAATCCATCTGTAAAAGTAATAACTAATATAGCTAATGCTATAGGAATACCAGTATGGCAACTTTTCGCCTCTCCTTCAGAAGTACAAAAAGAGGCCGAGAATGGGTACAAATGCCCTAACTGCGGATATCCGTTAAAGATTAAGGTGGAATGACAATACTACTTTGTCATCTAATATATACAGCAAGCCGCATAGAAGATATACTTCGGTGGAAGGGTAAGTACTACTGGAAAATTCACGGACATGCCGTAAAACATGCCTCCTGCGGGATAACGGATGTGAAGATTGGGTAATTTTGCAAAAAAAACACAAAACATGTCTATAAATACATACTATACTATTCTTGGAATTACTGAATGTGCTACTTTTGAAGAAATACAAAAAGCATACAGGCAAAAGGCATTATTATATCATCCTGATAAAAACAAAAGCGACAATGCACATGATATATTTATAAAAATACAAAAGGCATATGAAGTATTATCTGACCCAGAACGAAGATCAAAATATGATAATGACTTAAATTCCTATAGACAAAATGTATTTAATTCAATAAACTCAAAAGGATCAAATAAAGTTGATATTAAAGAACAGGAATCATTAAACAAGCAAGATAATAAACGTGGAAGAGAAAGGAAAAAATACAATACTAAGTTAAATAAGAAGAGCAAAAGAATTTTACAGGTATTTATATGCTTATCATTTATAACCGCTTGTATAATTTACCATACAAATAATCCCAACAATGAGACTTTAACGGTTGATACTACAAAGTCAAACATACACAAAGATTCTAATAATATCAATAGTGATTTATATTCGGATCTGTACAAGAATAATCATCTTATGAATGGAGATTCCCCTTTTACTGAATACTTTGGACTTAATTTGTATGATGATAGCCAAGAGAACTATATAACAGTAAAGAATGGAAGTGATCAGGATGCTATTGTTATATTAAAAAATATAACTAGTAAAAAGATTATCAGGAATGTATATATCAACAAGCATACATCTTATGATATAAAAAATATTCCAGAAGGTATTTATGAGATGAAATGTGTTTATGGTAATGAGTGGAATCCTAACTTATTATTTGATGGGATGAAGTTAGGAATGTTTCAATCAAATGTGTATTACTCTTCACAAGCCAACTATAAGGACTATTTTAACATGTTTTCAGAGAGAACCGAAAATGGAATTTCTATTCCATACTATGAAGTTACTCTTCATAAAGTGTCGAATGGAAATATGAGAACAAAAAAAATTAACCAATCGGATTTTTTTGAAAAATAAATATGGAAGAATTTTTAAACAGCATGGCTATCCTTTCATCTGCGATATTAGTCTATATTTTCAATAAAGACATTATTTTAGAAAAGATATTATGGGAAACCAAATTCAAGCCAAGAACACCTAATGGAAATGGAAGAGACATCTATTTGTATGACGCAAGGATTTTAGGTATAATTCTTGAAGGAATTAGATTCAGAGAAGTAACAACGCCATATGGTATATCAGAAGTAAGATACCGTTTTCTAATGTTTCTTGGCATATTCTTAATACCTATTGGATGTTATCGTGTCATAGAGAAAAAAACTATAAAAACAGGGTACAAGGAATATACAACCCAGTTTATGATACTAGGTACTGAATCATGGAATGTACTTGAAATTATATCCATATATCTTCTTAGATTAAGTGCGGTAACAATGTTCATATTCTCTATTATTGCAATAGTAGCATTTATTGGTTTGATCAGTGAATATATTTAAAAAGAAATCGGGTGACACCAAACGCCACCCGCTATCTTTTCACTCATCTGAATCCTCAAATATCTCCAACGCTCGTAGCTTCAGCTCGTACACTTGGTTCTCCAGAGAATCATTATCGCTACCTACCTCACGAAGGAACCTTTCCATATCGGATATGGCTCTCACGTATTGAGATAATTCTTGAGATTTCTTGAAATCATCACTTTTCATAAACTTCTCAAGTTTTACGATATATTCTGCCCTGTCAAGAATATTGATAGATGGGTCCATGGACTTCTCTAGATACCCTTTGTAATCATGATCCATTTCCGAGACAAAGTCTACGACCTTCTTGTTATATATGGAATTCATCCGGCTCAGCTTCAAATCCTTGTCCCCTCCGGTCAAGAAACGGCTTAACAGTGGATAACGACTCACTGGCATATCTCCATCCTCTCCGGACAGTATATCAAGGACTAAATCAGACACCCCCAAGGCTACGGTACCAAAACCTCCCGTATATCCAGAAAAAATGTTCTGCCAAGTAGCCGGATTAAAGCTCAGACCTCTCTTGACATCGTCGCCACCTGTCAACGAGTTAAGCGCCCTCGACAACTCGACCATGGTGGTACTGGTACTCCTGTAGACCTTGGTGTACTCCGGATCATAATCATTAGCCTTATTCATCGAGGTCTTATAGATAGGATTACCCATAAAATTCACGTTAGAGGCGTTTTGGGCGATGGGCTGAACCACCGTAGGCAGGAGATTTAGAGCGAACTTCCAACTATCATACTCCCAGTTTATGTTTAACGGGGATACCATATCAATCCCTGTCTTAACGACATCCATAGCCTCCACTTCCCTTTTACCAGATAATTGCCCGGCAATTATATCTCCGATCTTGAAATAATTGGCAAGCTCCGGAGATAACGGAATCTTGAGCCAACGACCATGAGTCAAACGAATACATATATTATTCTGTCTCTCATGATCGCTCAATGAATCAAAATAATCCCTATCATCATCATCGCTATCCCATCCCAAATAAGCGAAGAGCATAGGCATAAACAGATTATTGAGCAACGAAACAGACGATCCCATGAATATTAGTGGGGCTATACGGGAACCTATTCCTTTAATTGGATGATTTCTCAGCATGGAATATTCCTTATACATGCTTTGAACGGCGGCGTTAAAGAACAACACCCAATCTCTTCCATACTCAGATATCCACGCTGCTGTGTTAATATACCATTTATCGCTCTTCGTTTTCTTTCCGGCACCTTTCTTGTTAAAGTTAACCGATACCTCCTTGGCATCATTGATTGACCGGTCAATGGATCTTCCATGTTCCCGGCTTGTCTTATACGCCGCATATCGGTTCACAAGTTCCGCTACGTTACCCATGAACTCAAAGCACTCAAATACAGTAGAGACTAGTTCTTTGGGGGATAACTTCCCAATATTACCATCCGAAAGTTTCTCTAACTTGTTCGCTAAATCCTTGGCGTATTCCTTTTGCGTCTCCACGAACGTATATCCAGTAGCCCCTCCATTATCCATGAACTCCTTAAATATCGCCTGTTCCTTATCAGAAATATCAATCTCTCCCCTTCTGTATTTATACAGATTACGACCTAAACTCCGAAGTCCAAATAACGCTCGCCTCTGGTTCCCTGAAAAATCCTTGAAATACCTAAAGTTCTCCGTCACAAACACGGAGTTATTGGCATAAGGCGTATCTCTTATCAAGTTGGCAAACGAGAACGCCACGTTCTTGGACGTAAAAGCTCCGGCCATAAATGTTTTCAAGTTCCTAGCTACGACGTAAGCGAGATCATCCTTCACATCCGGATTAGTCAATCCATTTACCGCTTGCGCCAATCGGGGATTGCCATTAACGGTCATGACATACCTGTTACCTCCCACGAAAACCTGTACCTGATGCTGGCTTCTCTGGTCATACAATGTTTTATATGGTATATCCGATCGACCTCCTTTAATCAACTCAGCCTTACCTTCCTCTCTAAGCTCTCTCATCATTTCCTCATGATCTTTCACCGCCTTGGCCACTTCCTCGCCAGAAGCGTTATCCGGTATTTGCGGAATGGACTCCACCCATTCCGGATTTTCCTCGGTACCGACATTTCGAACCCAGATATTATCTATGGTAATAAGACCGCCAGTGTCATGATTGCTAGCTAAATTGAGAAAACGTTGTTTCGCCAAGTTCCTATTTCCTGCGGTAATAGATCCGTATCCAACGTGTATCAAACCAGCGAAAGGATTATCAGCCTCAGAGATACGTCCTTTTGCGGTTTTCACTGGGTTTCCCATCTTTATCTCCGTAGCGTCTATGTAATCATAAACATCGGATGCAATATTATCGGAGAAACCTCTCAAAGGGATAAAGTACTTAAACCGGGAAAGGTTCTTATCCATATAGGACTTGCTTATCAGCCCGGACTCATACTGCCTCCTTAACGTATACTCTGACACGTTATGAACCTTATCCCATAGATTATCAACCAAAACCATATTGTGGGTAGACTCATAATCTCTCACGAAATCATAAGCGTCAGAAAGCCATTTATCTTTATTCGCTCCATCCTCCGAAGACTTAAACACTGAAGACAAACCACTATAGTCCTTTCCTAGAATCACACCATAAGAATTATCGCCTAACTTCCATTGGAATGACAATGCCTCTCGATCCAACTCCTTTTGTTCCTCGTCCCACGCTAGATCCTTATTAAGGACATCTTTCTTTGAATCTTCCCACCTATCAATCAACGTTCCGGTCACCTTTTCTTTATATTTATCCATCTCCTTGTTATAGATCTCGGATTTGACAAATGATTTCCGATAATCGGCGGCTATCTCAGCAGAACGCTCAGCCTTACCTTTATCAACACCTTTCTTTAGTTCCTTGCCAAGAACCTTGTCATACGTCTTTTTGTAAGCCTCACTCCCCTTTTCCTCCGCAACCTTTTCCGCTGTTTTTTTAGCGTTTTTAAGATCAGAGTCGGAAATAACCCCCATTTTAGACAAAGCGTCCACGTCAAACGCCTTAAGATTTTCTATGCCATCCCTTACGGACATATCACGGTTTCTCTCGATACCGTGTTTAGATTGTACATATTTAACCAAATCCCTTAATGGCCCTTTAGACCAATCCCAAGTTCTTCTTAAACCTTTCTTGGACACCTCAGATACATCACCTATCAATGCCCTTATAGCCTCATTCAAAGGATTAAGGAATTTAGAGTCGAAACTATCCATATCCGCCTTATTCTTTGAAGACAAGGCTATAAGAGCGTAATATGGGTTCTCGTAATCCAGTATCTTCGATTTGGTTTTCTTGGCCAATAATTTCAAGAACTCATCTATAGCTGTTAAAGAGTCAACCATAGCCTCTTTGAACTTAAAACTGTCTGAAGATGCCACTTTATCCCAAGCGTCAACCATTTCCTTATTCAAAGGTTCTTCATTCTCCACTTCTGTTTTCGCTTCCCTAAACCGAACAGAAAAATCCCCGATACCCAAATCATTCCTCATTACCGTATCCTCGGCCACATCCATCAAGTTTCCTTGCTCCAAGTTCTTATAGCTTCTCCATAGAATATAACGGAGGTCATTATCCGATAACTTGAAATCAAGGCTAATGCCGGCCTTTCTCAACATATCAAGAAAAGCGTCTTTGATCTTTTCCCATAACGAACGCTCGGCCTTGTTATCGAAACCACGTTCCGCTAATTCAGCGATGTATTCCTCTGTAGCCTCACGCAAGTTAAGAGGATTGCCTTTAGTCCGGTCTATGATATTTTTCCGGATATCCTCGTTGGCGTTCCGATACACGTTATCAAGGAAAGTATCGAAATCATCCCCGAATAACTCACGTAGCCCGTGATGCCCTACCACCTCATGGAGGAAAGTTCTTTGAGCGTCACCTACGGACGTGGAATTAGGTGATACTATGACTATCTCCCCGGTAGAAGTATCATACCAGCCTTTGGAATCTCTCTTACGGGCCAACATATTCTCATCTGTATCGGTTATATCGTCCACGTCATGGATTACCCTGACAGGGGTATTAAGCTTGTTTGACCAATCGTTGATTGAGGATTCAATAGTTTCAGCATTATTTAAATTAGTAGCGCCTTTCTCACCTATAGGACGAAAACGAACATCACTATCCGATAAAATCCTGTCTTGAGATACGGTGTAATTCTTTCCGTCTGCAGAAACGGTAACTTTCCTGTCTTTTGACATCTTTGATATCTCTCCCGTATGATATAATCCATCATAAAAACGGATAGTTACTTTATCGCCAACTTTAAAATCAGACTCCATAATAGACTCTTCTCGTAAGCCTTTTGATATCTCAGACAGTTCAAATCCGGCAGCGTTCATGATCTTTCCAAGTTTAATCCTTTCTCCTACAGATCCTTTTAAGTACGAGTCTCTCATCGAACCATTATCGACCATCTTTCTTATATATGAAGGATACTCATCCAACGCTTGATTATAAGCGCCAATATCATCCATACCCGGATTATCGCCCATAATCTCTTTACTCCTTTGTTCCGCGTATTCATCCTCAGTAAGGGGCATTTGGGGCTTTTCGTTATTTGTCTTCTCTTCTATAGCTTTAACACTTTTATATTCAGAGAACGGCTTGGTCTTCCGGGTCGAGGAATCGATCCATTTTTTGAACCCATCCAACGTGACCCCGGTAATGTTGCCTAACCCTTTCCAGCCTTCCTCATAGTTTGACAAGTAAGCGGACCTAGCGTCTTCCAAGGAAGGGAATCCCATCATAACCTTATGCTCGTCGAATGAGCCATCAGTATTCACCTGATCCACAACATACACCATGTCACTATTCATATCCGGACCTAAGAATACGTCTATATGATCACCATCCACACCCTCGGTGCCACGGATATAACCGTAAGTGTTACTCATGGTAACAGACCACTCTTTTCCATTAACGTCCTTTCCGGAACGGACGGAACTGGCAGGCTGCTCTATGGTAACATCGAAACCGTTTATCTTTATATGGCCTTTCTTGTAATTCCCGGCCTCTTTCTGTGCCTCGGAAGGGGTAGTGTCAACCTTTAGCTCCTCATCGTGCAATCTCTTAGCCTCAACTATGCGCTCGGCATAGTCCAATGGGTTCTCACTCTCCTTTGGGGAAGGGGCGACAAAAGATTTAGCCTCATTCGCTTGGTTTTCAGAAGAGGATATACTACCTTTGTCGGTAGAAGACGAGTTGTCCGGAAAAGTGGAAAGGCTTGCCGCCGCCCTTTTTGGGGTCAGTATGAGGAGTTCGCCGCCCTCACGTTCAGCTTGTCTTTTAATCCTGTTCAAATCCGGAATTGGCGTAGCGTTATCGCTATTAGCGCCGGTGAGAATAGGATTTTTCATTTTCCACATGGTGACAGCGGCTAATTCCTTACGCTTATCACGCTTCTCCTCAACGAATATTGTAGTACCATCATTGAAGGTTTTTGAGTAAATGATGTTCACATCTCCTCTCTTTCCATCCTCGACCTTTATATCATCATAGTTTTCTACGATGTCTGATATTTTATCAAAATCGGAATCGTTAACAGGGACTTGCCCACGTTTAATCTCGCTGTTACCACCATGTTGCTTAAGAGTATGCCGTATAGCGTTGTTATCTATAACGTGATTATAATCACTTGTGATAGATACGCCTTTTATCTCCAAGTCATTCCTAAGACGGTCAGATACGGGTGCGACGATTTTCTTGATCAACTTCCCGGCAGACTTCTTTGCCTGCTCAATCAATTCAGAAAGGCTTCCAGTAAAATAATTGAACAGATTGCTACCGGATTCTTTTACCTCTCCGGATGCGCCTTCTTGTGTAACCACATCTTCGTTTTTGATGTCGACAGGTTCCGTATCCTCTTTTTCCGAGATATCGATAACTTGACCTGAAGTGGCAGTAGCCTTTTCGCTTTCCTCTTTCAACCGATTATCAAGATTAGCCCAGAAATCAGCCTCGACCTTGATCGCATCATACTCTTGTCTGGCTTTGATCAGTGCGGCCTCGACCTTATCCTCTTTTCCGATAGGGGCATTGTCATATGCTTCTTGGGCCTTATCCAGTTTCTCTGAAGTCTTCTTGAGATCCTCGTCGAACGCCTTCCTTGTCACCTCGATCTTCTTGGGCATCTTCTCTCCGTATTTATCATGGAGGAAATCCAATGTAGCATCCACCCCAGACGACACGAAATCTGGCGTACCATCTTCTCGCATGACCATGGAGGGATTCTCCACATTGCTAGGTTGTGCTATCTGATCAATGGCACCTTCCGTCTCAATCTCACTCGTTGGCTGGTTGATCGCATCTTCCACGGGAGGTGCAGAGGTTATCTCGGCATCAGCACTTGCAACATTATCATCCTCTGGCGACACTACATTAACTTGTTGAGCGTCATATATGGCATCTTGAAGATCAAGAATCTCATTCTCTGTTATAGGCATTGCGGGGGAAGAGCCATTCTTGGCTGTCACCTGTCCGGTTTCTCTATCATAAGCCGCAGGTTGAGCGATCCAATCACCGTTCTCATCTTGTCCTTGAAGGATAAATGCGTTATCCCCGTTCCATACGATCAACCCCGGCTTGGGTAATTGCGTCTTGGGATTATGATTCATGGCCATATCAAGTTCGGACTGGCGGGTAACCAATAATTGTTGACGATAAGAGTTCCTTATTTGTTCCACGTCATTTTCCTCTATATCGCTCAAACTACTCATAGGAACCATACGATTATTTCCGTTATCCGAGATAATGACGTTATCCCCATTTATGCTCCTTATATAAACTTTCTTGTTCTCAAGTCCTTCCTTGAACGTAGCGGTAGATATGACTTGTCTCCCATTAGGACTTATCGATACATAGGGAATAATATTATCAGACATATAAGAATCCACTTCGTTATTAATATTTTCTATCGATTTATCTTCTACCCCTTTAATTTTCTGGGTGTTAATATAGAAATCATAAGCTAATTCTCTTGTCTCATTATCTACACCTTTAAGCATCTCATTTATTTGGTTCTCACTCGCTCCATTATCTATATACTGCTCCATTCTTATAGCCAAATTTGGATTTTTTTCTGTTAGAGCAGTCCTCGAAGCTTCCATTTGTAAGGATAAATCCCTAAGATCTCCCTTATCACTCATATTACGTCCTTGCTCAAAGGCATCGTCAATTATAGACTTAGTGGATTGAGGAGGAGTGTTAACGCCTTGATCTGTTACATTGGAATCGGTGATAGGCTGCTGAGCCTGTTTGCCTCCTATTTTATCCGCTACGTATTGCGCACCTTTAGCCAACGCTCCGGTTCCAGTAAAATAAGCGCCGCCTCCCATACCATAGACAAAACTCTGCAATACACCATCGGTCAAATCCCTTTCCGGATCCGCACCAGTTATCTTATCCGTTATATTCTCCGCTAGCGTGGAAGACACCTCTTCGACACCTTCATTTACAGGTTCGAAAAACATACCGAATTTTTTATAGAGCTCTTGCATCTTACCCATTATGCCACGTTTGATAGCCTCTTGCGCCTTTTCCTTTCCTAGCGTCTTGAATAAGGTTGACATCCAAGCCTTGGATACGCCAGCGCCCAGCATCTCAGACAAGGATTCCGCTGTACCAGTAATAATAGCGTTAGATACCTTTGCGAACTCTCCCATGTTTGGGTTATTCTGATCGAGATCATCATATTTCTGGCTAGCCACTATTGACCCTATACCAGCGAGTCCGGCCGCTGGAGCTCCGGCCATTGTAGCGGCCATGGCCCCGATTGACATCGGAAGCGACTCTATGCCTTGCAAGGCTATATCGCCTATGGCACCCATATAATTCCCTTCTTTCCACAGATCGATAAAATCCTTGCCATTGTATCTGTTTGACCTTGCCCGGGAAAACTCCGCATCAGCCTTAAATCTATCTGAGATATCCTTGAATGCCCCGCCACGTGAGATCAATCCTCCAGTTGAGGATTCCAGTCCTTTGGACTCCTTATCCAAGACCCCAAAGATACCGGCACCAAGATCGGCTCCTCCTGCGTTCAGCTTCTGTATAGCGTCTCCTACCCAAGTATTCATGAAAGAAGAATCCTTCTCATACTCCGTAGGAGGTGGAGGAGTAGCGGTCTCAATCTTTCCTTTTTTACGCAAGGACTCAAAATTATAATCGGCAGAATTATCCCATGGATTAACATACTCGGATTGATCTTTCATAGGCACGTCAACCTCCTGTCTTAAAGCGATAGGAGCAGGATTAGCTCTTGACTGAGAAACGTAATCTTTCCTTTCAACGGGCGAATACCCTAGGGCACTCTCAAATTTGGAGAAATCGCCTATCTCAGAGAAATAATCATCCTGCATCAGATGATCATAAACCAATTTTCTTTTCCCAGAATCTTTCATTTTCCCCTCAAAGTTTGAGAAATCACCAAGACCAGTATAGCCCCGGCTTATCATCGTATCATATAAATGTTTTATGTTAGAGTCCATGAATCCACTTGTATTTTTCGTTTACACTTTCTTTTGCATCATCATTCAGATTGATATTCTTATAACTATCAGAACGATCCTCAAGCATGCCTTTCAGCATTGGATACAGTTCCGGGAAATCAGCTAGCCGTCTACCAACTATCGCTCTCGCTTTGCTTATCTGATCACCGCCCTCACCCATCACAAGTTTAATATCATCTATATCTGATAATTTTAGATTCTCTTTTTCTTCCTTGGTCAAGGAAGAGTCCTGCTCAATTTCTTTATTTTTTTTAGCAATCAAATCCTTCATGGCTTGATAGGCCGCTGTAACAAATCCGTCCACCTTATCTCTAGGTATACGAAACTCTTCATTATCTCGACCAAACAGTACAATATCCTTCGCTCCTCCAGAACCACCAGATCTTATGTTAGCGACCTTTATCTGGTTCGCTCGGTTCGCCGCCTCTTCCTTGGATCGGTTCTCTGCCTTGAATTGCTCCGTAGCCATTCTGTTCGCTTGCCTGTACGCCTCCAATGTCATTGCGTTAGCTTGCTTTTGATCGATCTCGCCCTTCCTTATCCTAGCGTCAATATCCTTCAAGGCCAGATTCAAACGATAATCCCTCTGCGCCTTTTGCCTAGCCGCCTCCAGATCACGTTGATAGGCTATCTCACCCATCTTGGCGTTCGTGAGCAACGTATCGTATTTCCTCTTCAAGGCGTTTCTCCTTTCCGTTATCTCACGTTGCCTAGCGTCAAGGGGAGCGAGATTGTTCACGACCACGGGACTCGATCCCTTGGCCGTCCCCACCATTCCGGCGATGTTGCTTATCAGGTCGCTTATCCCTGTTATGGCACGTCTCGCCCGGTCGTTCCTCTCACGTCTCGCCCTTTGCTCGCCCGTCTCGTACTCGGGATCGCTCGTACGCATCATCTCGATAATCTCCTCCGTGGAGTAAGGATCACGCTTACCCGCCTTGATCGCCTCGCTTTGTATGTTCCAATATCCTTGCGGGGTTATCTCACCCGTGTTAATGGCTTGCTCGGCTGTCATATCCGCGAACTTGTCATACATGGACAACGGGGTTGCCTCTGGTTTCACCGGCGCTTGCGTTAAAGATGGGGCCTGCAACGGGGCGGTCCCCACATCCGGTATAGCCGTTCCCACCGTACCGGGAACAGGTGCCGGAGATTGTACTTGAGGCTGTGGTTGCGCCACGGGCTGGGATACAGGTACCTGTGCCGGCACGCTCGCACCGGACGTGGCTTGAGGAGCCACGGCTTGGGCGTTTCTCCTCCTCTCTTCCTCTACTAAATCTATTCTTCCCGCCATATCACTTCACTCCCGCCCATTTACCAAGTTTTGTGCTCCTTAAAACGCCATCGCCAAAAGCGTCGCCAAGACCTCCAGCCGCCGTAGCCAATCCCGCCGCTTGCGTGGCTACGTTCGCCGCCTTTTTAGAGTTTAAATCCATCTCCGCTTGGTTGAATGCGGTCTGCTGGTTTACATAATTGTTACGCACACCCTCCTTATAAGCCTCGGCTTGGCCTACGATATCGCTAGTCACGTCCCCCAAGACCTCGTTGGCCGCTTGTTTCTGCAAGGCCACGGACTCATCGGATGCGCCCGCAACGGCGGCGGCACCCTCCGCCCTCCTGTATCTCTCGTCAAGGATTCGCCGTGCGTTGTTAAGGGCGGCTTGAGCGTCCGCCCTTTGGGTGAAATCCGAGTTATACTCCCTGTCATACCAATTTTGGGAATCCTGCCTCATGTCATTCAGTATCCCCATATTTTTCTTGTAAGCCTTACGTCCGGCTATCCCGGCTCCTATGGCCCCACCTATGCCAGCCAGACCACCCACTACACTACCTATTATTCCCATAAAATGATTTTTATCGTTATGCCTCAAAATTAGACGTGTAGCTTTGCCCCATAACAATAAAAATCGACTTTCAGATAAACTATTAAATACTAGTTCAGTATGGCACGACCAAAGAACGACGGGAGAGGAAGGCTAGGAGGAAGGGCCAAAGGCACTCCAAACAAGAAGACGGGAGAGATAAGGACTTTCATCTCGGAGCTGTTGACATCCAACAGAGAAGAGATCAAGAAAGCCTTCGAGGAGCTGGAGCCAAAAGATAAGGTAGCGGCTTTCACCCAGCTAGTCAAATACATCGTCCCATCCTTGCAATCCGTGGATATAGACGCTGTAGTGGACAAGAAAAGAGACTCCGTGGAAGATAAGTTAAGAGACTTATCCGAAGATGACACGGAATAATAAATGCTAATCCGTACTTTAAGCCGTCCTTTCTTCTTCGATTGGACGGCTTTGTTTATATTTGCGGGTGTTAATCATTTATATCATGAACGAAGAGCTTAAACAACTTTTAGAGTGGTTTGATAACTACGAGATAACATTTAACGAGATAAGACTGTCACAATGCCAATATATCTTCGACCTTCGGAAATTTATATCGGTTCAGACAAACTCTGTCCGGAAGAACTGGGAAAATCCTACGTTCGAATATGATATCATAAGCCTCTATCTGCTTAAAAAAGTCTTGGAGGATAAAGAGAACGAAAATATGCCATAAAGCATAAAAAATAACCATTGAAAAACTTGCATACTATCAAATTTGATAGTATATTTGCAATATCAAAATAACAATAGAACCGGCGGCAACGGATAAACGGCATTAAGGAAATGAATACATCTACGTATAGAGAACTATCCAAGACAGAGCAAGGCAGAAAGCAAGCACATGAAATGATGCTTGAAGATGTCAAAAAAAGAATCGATAAATTTGTTAACGAAGCCCCTGAGAGTACAAGGGAAAAAGCGTCTCAATTAATGCAAGCCGCATTTGAAAAAATATCCAAACTTGGCAACGGCATGTTGTTTGATTTTTTTGCCGATGATCAAGTAAGCGACAGAAACTTTTTGCTTTACGTTAATGACATTTTAAAGGGAGAGCTATAATAACTAATATTAAAAGCTGAGCTACCGGCGTGACGGGCGAATATTATGAAGACTTATACTTATAAAGAAATTGAAGAGAAATACGGGAAAGAAATTGTTGAAAAAGCTCTCAAATCTCAGGCAGAACCAACCAGCCGTTTAATGTCATCTTTTGAGGACCCGAAACATATAGGTAAAAACGAATGGGCGGGCGAACCGATCGAGTTTGGAAACTACAGAGTCACGGCATATTATTATCTAACAGACGAAGATGAAGATAATATGGACCATTTTGACTGGGAAAAAGAGGCGGAATTTCAAATCGAAGAAATTTTATAATAATAGTAAATATGAAAACATATCTTAAAAATAATTTGAACGGCGAAGAAATTGAAGTAACCTCCACTACCAATCATCCAGATAGCAGCTATGGTAAGGCTGTTTGGGTAGACAAGGAAGGCAACGCCTACTGTCAAGTAGGGATGGAGGCTCCATTTTACACGGTAATAACAGTAAATAATTGATCTAAATAAGGAAAGGGCGGCAACCTATAAGCGGCGTAAAGACATGGCAACTTTCAGAAAAGTTAATTTTGAGATGAGAAGAGGTAACGGTTATGGTCAATATGTGATCGAGGCACGTTACAGGGGGCAAAACATAAAGGTTCGTACCACGGATTCAGAGGCTTGGGATTGGATCAATGACGATTCGAACAAAGAAAAACATAATGATGCCCGTCGGCATTGTTATTTAAAAATAGTAGAGGCCTACAATAATTTATGAAACAAATAGAACTTAATCTACCGGAGTGGGTATTTTGGGATGCCCGTTCTCATGAAGGGAACTTATTGGGCGATCGGACAATCATCGAGCATGTACGCTCGGCTTCCGTTTTTGAGGTGTTTGATAGGGATTTTGACTTGATAGGTCTTAATCCGGAAGTATTGACATTTAAATTCAAGAACGAAGGTTCAAGAACCGAGAGGCTGTTGATGGCCTTGCATCATAGTTGTACTCTTGATCTTGTGAATGACCGGGAAATGTTATTAGGGATAATGAAAAAATGTGCAGTATGGTACTGCAATTACTGCGATTGGGAGGACGCCCAAGATGAATAATAGAGAAAGAATCGGCAAAAGAATAGCTCAGCTCCGCATGGAGGCTGGCGTGTCTCAATATAAATTGGCGGAACTTACAGGGCTGGCTCCGGGCAACATCGCCCGGATAGAGACAGGTAAATACAGCACTGGTATAGACATCCTGTCCAAAATAGGAGACGCATTAGGGTATCAGCTAGATTTCATCGAAAATAAATAACATTAAAAACTAATATTATGGCAAGAACAACGGATTACAAGTTAAAAGGAGAGAAAATCAAGGGTCAAATAGACGAGTTAGTAACCGCTCTTTTGGAGGAGAGGAAAAATTCCTTTGACGATAACAGTAAGAAAGTAAAGGTTGCAAATGTAGATCTGGAAGGGTTGAGCAATATTGAGTTGCAGCAGTTACAAGTACGTGTATCTAAACTCTTACTAGAAAGAAGTAAATAG